TAATGAAATATATGAGAAATTACATGATTTATATGCAAATGAAATTATTATATTATCTGAAGATGATATAAATTTTCAGTATACAACATATACAGGTGATCACGACGATTATCTAAAAGATTTAAAATATCAATTTTTTAGAAAAAAAATTGTGTATGACATTATTCAATCATATGAAATTATACAAAATATAAAATATGATTACATCATATCAACTCGTTTTGACATGTATATGGATATAAACACATTACCCGATAAAGTTTTAGGAAATGACATTTATGTCTCATACTTTTCTCACGGACACATTGCGGATCAGATTTTTGTTGCAGGCAGTATTGAAGATTTGATAAAGCTTAATGATTTTATTTTAAAACATTTAAAAAACTTTTCAGAGAACGATATTCATAAAATTCTTTATAAAGGAGTAGAACATCTAAAATTAGAATTGAAGTCATTATCATCGTTAGTTCATGTAAATCGAAATTATGTTTGAACAAATAACATTGGTTAAGTTTTTATTGAAAATATATTTTTAAATATATTTATATTATATACAATGACTATAATTGGTTTTTTATCTAATAAATTGACATTAAGAGGTACAGAGATCGCAATGTACGATTATGCAGATTATAATGAGACAATGTTAAAAAACAAAAGCATCATTATAACAAGAAATTTTACAAATATTTCGAATGAATTTGACGCAAATTCACAGGCGTATAAAAAATTCAACGACAGATTTTCTGTATTCTATTACTCATCGCGTGAAGATATCGATACGATTGTTCAATCAAATGACATTCGTTTTTTATATATTATAAAAGGAGGTTCTTGTGATAATCTTTATTCTCTAAAATGTAAAAATTTAATACATGTTGTATTTCATCCAACATGTCCTCATGGTGAAATCTATAGTGTAATATCTAATGATGTTAACAAGCGTCATGGAACAAACTATCCAGTAGTACCTCATATGATTCGTATCGCTGAATCAAATGATGATATGAGAGATGAATTGAACATACCACAACAAGCTATTGTTTTTGGTCGATATGGCGGTAAAGAAACATTTGATATTACATTTGTGCATGATGTAATAAAATACATTTTAAATGAAAGAAATGATATTTATTTTATCTTTATGAATACTGATATTTTTTATAATCATCCTAATATTATTTATTTAGATGGGACAACTGATATGATTAAAAAACGTAAATTTATAAATACTTGTAATGCTCTTTTACACGCGCGAATCGGAGGTGAAACTTTCGGGTTATCATGTGGAGAATTTGCTATATCACTTAAACCAGTGATTACATATGGTCTTTCTACAGAAAGAAATCATCTCGATATTCTCGGTGAACATGCAATCATTTATGATAATTTTGAAAGTCTTTATCATATTTTGAATGATTTTCATCCTGATGTATACACAATGAATGATAATGGTTATCTTTTTTATACTCCAGAAAATATAATGAATATATTCAAATGTGTTTATCTTACTAACGAATAGGAATCATTTTTATAAGCCAATATACAACGATTATGAAGTAAAAAGAAATTTATTAATTGAGCTTCATAAGCAAAAAATCGATAAAATAATTCTGGCTCAACTGGTTCCAGCAATAAATATTCATCGAATATATTCTCCAAAATACAAATAGAATCTAATGTTCCAAAACTAAAAACCCCGAAAGAATAAATTATATTATTATTTCCACTCTTGATTCTTTCAAGCGTCATGTAATTGTAAAAATAATCTAATCCAAAAGATATATTATGTTTTTTTTTTTCAATATGACAATTAGGTAAAATGATTTTTGAATATTTATTGAATTGAATTAGATCATCTATATTTTTCAAATTAAATTCTTCCATTGTTTCCAATAATAATTTTTTATTATATTGATTAAAACTTAAAATGTCCAACATATTTTTAGATTCAGGTACATGTGGATAAAATAATTGAGGATATTGAATATCAAACCGTGTAACAAGAACAACATTTATTGGAAAGAAAGAGTTATGAAATTCCAATAATTTTTTCATTCCGATAGATAATTGGTGAAATTCTCTACCTGTATTTAATTGGGGAATAAAAGGAAATTCGTCAATTCCTTGTGGGTGTAATGATAAAAAATTTTTTTTATGAGTATTAAAAATATCGCTTTGAATTTTTTTATTCATAGCCATTAAATATTGATCAATATAATCATTATAATCAATAATATAATAAATTATTGGATAGTTTGAAAAGAATATCTCAAGTAAATTAGAAATATCTTCGCTAAGATCACTAATTACTAATATAATTAGAATATTTTGATATTTTTCTAAACATAATTCTAAAACATTGGAAAAATTTGTAGAAAAAAAAGTTCTTAGTTGTCCTTTAATGATAATTCCTAAATTCATATTTCATTTATAAATAAGAAAGAGAAAAAAATTTTATGTAAAACGTATATTTTCTGAAAAACATAAAAATGAATTATAAAAAGATTTATTAGAGTATTAATTTTATTTATATAGTATAAGTAATGAGAAATGTCAATACCGAGAGAAAAATGCGCAATATGTTCTAATCAATTAAATAAAATTTATTGTTTTAATAACATGCCGATCAAATTGTCGTGTACGACAAATCCTAATATTAATGATAAATCAGGATTATCATTTGCACAATGTTCCTACTGTTATACAATTCAATTAGATGAAATGATTCCTTTATCTATTTTATATTCTGAGTCACATAATTATACATCGGTTGGAAAAGTTTGGGAAAATTATTTCAATCTATTCTGCATGTCGATTCAAGATATCGTGAACAATAAAAATGTGTTGGAAATTGGTGATCCGTCCGCAAAAATTGCAACAAAACTAAACAACTATAATAAATGGTATATAATTGAACCCAATAAAAACAATAATATTATATTAAAAAACAATATTGAATTTATTGAAGGTTTTTTTGATAATAATTTTCATACTGATAAAAAGATAGATGTTATCATACATTCTCATCTATTTGAACACACTTATGATCCTAATAATTTCTTGAAGAAATGTAATGATGTCTTGGTTGATAATGGAGAAATGTTTTTTGGAGTTCCAAACATGGAGTACATTGCAACACAAGAAATATCACCATTTCTTGGAGTGTTCTTTGAACATACTATTTTTCTGAACAAAGATAATATACGCCATCTATTAAGAGCAAATGGTTTTGATATTATCGATATTATCGACTATGAAAATCATAGCATTTTATTTCATGCCCGGAAAAATACAACATCTTTATATGGTGAAACTATTATACATAATTTTTATGATTCCTTTTTCATAACACTGAACAAATATAACGAATTTGTGAATACTTGCAATGAAATTATAAAAGGCGCTGATAAAAAAGTATATCTATTTGGAGCATCTTATAATACCCAATTTTTATTAGCTTTAGGTTTACATGAGGAGAAAATCGATGGTATTTTAGATAATTCAACCGATAAACAAAATAAGTATTTATACGGTTATGACTTGAAAATTTATTCTCCTGAAATCATTATGAATAATGATAGCATTGTGATTTTAAAAAATGGATATTATTGTGATGAAATTAAAAAACAATTACTATGCATCAATCCAAATACAATTATTATAGAATAAAAAAATTAAATAATGCAATTGAAAAAGATTTTTAAAGCGAATGTACGCGTTTATTAAATGATCCATCATAATCCACTTTCAGTCGCTTCACCCCAACCCCAAAATCAAGAAGAAGACCTTCCCACTCAAGCCTTTTACACCTTTTTACTCTCTATCTCCCCAAAAAAATCTTCCTTACCTCCTCTACCCATCGACGTCTTGCGTCACGTCTTACAATACAGCGTGGAATCCTATTCTCGCGCCATGTTCCGTCTCTGGCGACGCATGCGCCTCCAAAACACCTATGGCCGTATCCTCTTCTGTCAGAAAACCGACAACTGGCGACTCCAGATCGATTTTTACACCGATGGCATGAGCTCCCGATTGGTCGACATCGAGATCGAATCCGACGACGGCTACTTTGTCTTCCGTTACGATTCCCTTTATTTTCAATCACGCGGGTATCAGAACGACGGGGCCCTCGCCAATCTCTTTGTTATCCTCTGTGAAGAAATCGAGGCCAGGTACGGCGGGGATACCGACATGTTCTGCATCCCCATGATCGCCTCCCGACAACTCTATCATCAACTCTTTTACGAGCCCTTCCCACCCGAAGAAGACCCGCGTAACGATATGTACTCATCCATAAAAGACGACCTGTGGATAAAGGGCATTTTAGGCATCCTTCGCTCCCTAAAACATTCTTTTAAGCAAAACCAAAATTGATGATTCCTGGGAATCCGACGAGCGGAACTGTGGATAAGATATCTTGTATTTGTTGGTGTTGCTGTTGTTGTTGCTGATCCGATAAATCGTCCAAAATATACCGACAGATTTCATCCCGTAATAAGATAAGCTCGTCGATCGTTAATGGATCCGGTATCGGTACTTGGGAAAGTAATCGAGCCCAATTTTTACCAAAAAACATGGCCTTGTTTTGCAATGATCCGGTGTAAAGAAGTCGTTTGATCACAAACGTCGGATCAAGGATTTGAATCAGCTTGTGAAAAAAGTTACGATCTCCTTCTTCTCCATGAGCAGCCATGCCATTATTCGTCAGAATAAAATAACGCACACCCATGGCACGAAATACTCTGAATAATAGCTTGACCAGTTGAAAACGAGGAGGACCACCCATGATATATTCCAGGTACGACGTATAAGAAACCTTTAATTTTTTAAAGACAGTTTTGTGATACAATCCCTCGACACAAGAAAGCGTCCGATCCCAATCAAGAAAGACGTACACTTCTTCACCGGATCCCGTGACTTGAATACACCAGAGCATGAGATCAATGATCTGAGGAATCGTCATCCCACAAGGCATTTCTTTATCAAAGAATTTATCCAAGTCGATCACCTTGTTGACAAAGGCATTTCCAGGAAATGCCTCTGCATACCGGTTCATGTAACGCTTGAGGGGGACACGCGACGAAAACAAGGAAGGACTATAAAACCGGATGTCCGAATTTTTTAAAAGAGGGTTGGGAAGTCTATCATCTGCAAGAATTGTTTCTATATGTCTCTTGGAATATAAAGGAACCTTATGAATCGTTCCACGATCATTATCATAAAACCGTGTTTTTATCGTCGTTGTCGACGTCGTCATGTTTTTTCTTTTCAGGACATATTTAAAAAAAAAACGAATGTTGCTTGATAGCGATTGTGGGGGAACCAAAATTGAAAAATAAAATTTTTTTTTTAAAAATAACAAATGTCCAAAAAAATAAAGGAATTTTTAAGTTCTTCAAGCGTTTCCACCTTTGAAAAACAAAAAATAGAGGATTGTTTCAAGAAGATTTCTCAAAAATATAGAAACAAAGAGTTGGTCGAGATTTTATTTATTAAAGTGTTAAAATCGTTTTTCCCCGAAGCTCCTGAACGTCCTGAGCAGATACGATTGTCTGAACGACAATATAATGAATACAATTCATTACCTTATGCACTTAGAAGAGAAAATCAACAAAAAATCAATGTATCATTAGCGTCTCTTATGCCGAAAGAGAGTATAAAAGGAAATTGTATTATTGTTTATCACGGAACAAGCTATAATTCCTATCAATCTATTTTGAATCATTCTTTGGATGCATCTCGTGGTGGTGGATTTTTAGGAAAGGGTTTTTATTTTACTCCCGTTTTTAGTTATGCAGCTTTTTATGCGACAAGTGGTAGTGATAATCCAGTCGTTCTTGAATTTAAAATCATAGATTTTGATAAACTGAAAGTTCGTTTGTTGCATGACCCGGTAACGGCTGGAGTTATGGATAGTTTTAAGGATTGTGAAGAGGATATTGTTTCACAGACTGGGTATGTAACAAATCCATTACTAAGATCGAAGCGTGTATCTTTCAAAAAGGGTAATATATGGCAATTTTTATGTAAAAGTAATGTAGTATTAAAAAATCATTTTAGATTATCAAAGGCCTATTTTTTACCCCAATAAATATATCAACAATGAATTGGCACACTTAACGTGATAATCCGTCACCAATTCCCATAAAATGAAGGGTTGAGCTTGGAGTGGGGATGGTGGTGTCGGGTGGGAAAATCGGACGACGACGACGACGCAAAGGACGCGAGGAGGAGGGAGAACGAGATTTGGGTTGAATCAACGAAACGTTAGCGTTAGCGGTGACGATGGGGATGGGGATAACGGTGGTAGCGACGGTGGATCGTTCCTTTTCTATTATTTCTCTTTCCTCCTCCGCACGCATGAGACGACAGATCTCATCATGTAAAAAATTCAATTCTTCCATAGAAAGGGGTTGCATGGTAAAGTTTTTTGGAAGAAAAATCCTCCAATCGTCCATAAAGAAAAAAGCCTTGGATGGCATATCTCCGGTATAAATCAATTGCGGACGAGTAAAAGATGGATCCAGAATATGAATGAGCTCTACGAAATACAAAGGATCGTGTTTCGCAGTTCCATTATTCGTCAGAATGAAATAATGAACACCGTAGGTTCGAAAGACAAGAAACAACAACCGGACGATGTGCAAGCGCATAGGACCCCCCATGATGAATTCCACATAAGATCGCAAAGGGATCTTTAGTTCATCGACAAGAATCGAACGGAAATACAATCCCTCGACACAAGACAGGGTCCGATCCCAATCCAGAAACACATACGGGGTATCTCCTGCTACTTTTCTTTGATTGCACCACAGCATCAGATCATACATTTGATGGATCGTCATACCACAAGGCATCACCGAGTCAAAAAGAGAAGATGGCTCTGCCAACGCTCGAATCACATAGGCATTGCCAGGATAGGTATCATTATATCTCATCAGATAACGCTTGTTGGGTGGAAGAGAAGGAGAATAGAAATCAAGATCGGATTTTTCCAAGAGCGGGTTGGGTAGCGTATCATCGGCAAGAATCGTTTCTATGGAAGAAGAAATCGACGGAACAAGAGAAAGTGTAGCACGATCATTATCATAAAACCGAGTTCTTATCCTTGTCATATGTTTTTTTAAACATGAGCAATAAAAAAACCAATTATCTTTCTTCATTTATTTTTTTACGGTGGGGAAGAGGCATATGGGACAAAACTACGACTGCAATTCCAAATTAAATTATAAAAAAAAAACTACACAATGTTCTACTTCTACTCTAATTAATGGATATAATTGTCGAGGGCCCGGATAAGCTCCTCCCTGGGAGTTTTATCATCAAAATCAATGTCCCAGTCATCACACTGGGTCTGAAGATCCTCCGTGCTCAGCTTGTTCCAACGACTGGGTTTCTTGGTATTGGCAACCGTGATGGGAGCAGCTGCAACTGCCACCGCCGGAAAGGTATTCGCGCTCTTGAACTGCTGTTGTTGGTTGTGCTTCTTCTTGGGGGCAATAGGCTCGGGAGCGACATCATCCTCCTCCATCTCCCCAAGATCCGTCTCGTCCTCCTCGTCTTCTAATCCCTCGGGAAGGATTCCCACCGAGCCAGGAGTCCCCTCACCAACATTGCTAAAACGCTCCTCCTCCTCGTCATTAGTTGGGGCGGGAGCTGGGGCTGCGACGGCGGCGACAACGGGGGCGGTAGCAGTGGTGGCAACAACGATGGGAGCATTGCGGATACGATCGAGGAGTTCCTCACGCTTGCCCGAGACCTTGAGAGCCCTGGTCTTGCAGATATTCTTGAGATCCTTGAGGCTCATCGCCGTATACTCATCCTGGATGATGGGTGCGGGTGCGGGTGCTGCCGCAGGTGCAGGCGCAGGCGCAGGTGCAGGCGCGGGCGCAGCGGTAAAAGTCGCAGGCTTGGTCTTCTTGATAGGCGCAGGAACGACAGGAGGCTCTTCCTCGACATCATTCAGCTGAGTGGCGTCATCCTCATCATCCTCGTCCTCGTCGCCGTTGGCGACAGCAGCAGGAGCCGTGACAAGAGGAGCGGTAGTTGTAGCAATACCCATCTCCTTGTAACGATTCTTCTCCTCGACGGAAAGAGCGGTCCAGCGACGGCCAATTTCCTTGGACTTGGCAACAAAGTCCCAATCAGGATGCTCGGCCCCAATCAAAGGGCGCACCTCCAGTCCAAACATCACATAACCGGACTTCTTGGTTGCACCCTTGTTCTTCTTGGCACCGGGAGCAGACTGGGACTCCTTCCACAACGAGGAAATCTCCGTGGCATCGAGACCAAAGCGGGTCGCCAACTGCTTGCAGAAATCATCCACCGCATTGTCAATGTTCTTGGCAATCTTCTTCATGAGAGGTGCCATGGTTGTTGTTTTGGGATCTGTTGGTTTGGTTTTGGTTTTGGTTTGGGTTCTGGAAAGAGAAGAAGAAGAAAAATGAGAATCCATGATATTTTTTCTTTTATTAATGTCTACTCTTCCCTCTCAGGAAAGGGGATCGTGCCCTTCAGTTTTTTTTTTCACGAATGCCTTCCTATTACTCTTTTCTGATATGTGCACCCTCCTGGATCGAGAAAACGGGGTCCCGGGCATCAGTTTTTTTTTACCGCCATGGACACCGACAATTCAACATTCATCTTTTTCTTCTCTTCTCGTAGAGGCATCGAAGGAGATAATAGAGCCCTCATGTGAAACGCATCTTCGACCGGTTGGAGGTAATATCGGGGAACAGTTTCATGGATTTCAAATTCCAGAGAGGTATACAACGCGATGGCGCCCTTGTTGCTCACACGCACGTGAAGATTCAGTACACAAGGTTTCAATACGCTACGAAACGAGTTGAGACAATGATGGAAAAGCTGTTTCCCAATCCCTTTACGACGATAGGCCTCTCTCAAGGCGAGCGAGACAACGAGCTCGCCATTGCACAATAAATAACCAATGACTTCTTTCCCATCCACGGCCACAAACGTATGATTCTTCCCAAGATGATACTGCTGTTCCCAAAAGGGACGATCGTAATTCTCCTGCAAACACTCCTCATTGACACGAATCATCCCTGGAATATCCATATAACGCACCGGTCGCAAGACAATCTTTGATTTCATTTTATCTTCTTTCCCTCTTTTTGTTTAAGTTTAACGATGATGGGGCCAAATCTTATCACTACCACCCAGATGTCCCCAATCACTGTCCACGGTGAGCTTGCTTGTGATGCCTCCTCGGGGACGGAACTCGATCTCGATACGCAACCGATCGGGATTATAAACTTTCATGAGATGTTTGTAAAGAACATCCAGACATCTTTCATAACTGATAATAGTTTCACGGTACTGGAATAGATAATGTTTTAGACTCTTGAGTTCAATGGTCTTGTCATTACCATAGTACCATAGAACAATATGACCAAAATCGGGCTGATCTTTGACGCCGAGAAAAGTAAATTCGGGGATTGTAATCTTTTGCTCATAACCACGAGCGGCATTCGGTAGACTCTTGAGCATGGAATCTTCAATCTGATTCCATAATCGAGGCGACATGGTGTCTTTCTCTTTTATTATTATAAAAAATATGTTTTTTTTCATGACTGAAAAATCTTTAGACTCTCTTGAGCATGGCTCGTCGTCGCTTATACACAAAAAAAAACAAGAAAAAATTACTTTCTTTTGATTCTTGACGCTCGTAAAACGTCGAGACGCGACACGGGTCATGACCCGTGTCGCCATCCATAATTGTTTCCTACTTTCCAACATACGGTAACTATCCATCCTCTCCTTATTGTAAAATCGTTCTTCGGATTCCGGGTTCCAAGACCCAAAATCCTGCATCGTCATAGTATACGTCCTATCATCATCCGAGGACTCATGGCATCGTTCACAAAGATTGTAATCCGAACGCACTGTGCAACGGTAACGCACGCCTTGGATCTCTTCCTGACAGGACCTACACACTTCAAAATTTTTTCTATAACACGGATGACACAAGGCGTATGCGCTCGTCCCATCTTCCCTCAAAACGCAAGCCCAAGACTCATTGGACGTGATTACGCTCTTACAATCATCACAACATTTCTCTTGCTCGTCTTCCTCTTCGTTTTCCTTGTCGTCGTCATCCTCGTCATCCTCGTCGTCATCCTCGTCGTCATCCTCGTCGTCATCCTCGTCGTCATCCTCGTCATCCTCGTCATCCTCGTAGTCCTCGTCAAAGGCTTTACGGCGATGACATTCCCGGGATCGGTGCACAAGATGGGTGTAAAAAGGCTGGCGCCTAAAAACAATATCCTGGCGACACATGGGGCATCCCACCTTCTCTTCTTCCAAATTGCCCTTGCAAAGCCAACCCTTGATACATGCCTGATGAAAGAGATGTCCGCATCGCAGGCTACAGTCGCTTGAACGACGAGGAAAAATCTTCTTATTCCCAACACATCTCACCTCCGTCATATCCTCCAAACAGATCGCACACGACGTCGTCATTCCTGTTGAAAAGATGATTTCCAAAAACATTAAAAAAAAAAAGTGCAGAGGATTTTTTTTTATATGTTCTGTCCGAGTTATTTTCATCTATCCAGAAAACCAGAAAAAGGGTTACCGATCGTTCAGTTTTTTTCTCCCTTTCACTCGATTCATTTCTTACCCACCTGCAATACTTCATACGGCGTCGTAACACTGTATTTTTCCCAGATATCCTCTGGAACATTCTTCTTGGAAATCGTGCTTTTGTACAGCGTCTTGACTGTCGCCGTGGCGCCATTCTTTGCAAACGATTGACTCGGCTCTTCTTTTAACATCGACTTGATCTTGATTTTGTATTCCTCCATGAGTTTGGTGTAATCATTCGCCTTATTTCTCGCATGTACATAACGATCAATCAATTCTTCCATCGTTTTTTTTTATTTTTTGACAAGCACCTTCTTAAAATCATTAATTCATTTTTATTTTTTTTTCAGAAACTTCTCTCGAAGCAAATTTTTAATTCGTATAATTGTACCACAATCCTCGTGGATCATTATTTTCGTTCGTGTAAATTACTTTCCATATATTTTGTGGTGATGAATATTGAGCAACCCAACCATTAATATCAATAATATAAAGAACATAGGACAGAATCGAAGTATATTTTCGCTCAAGATATTGTTGAGTTAATAGCATTGATTTGGTCAAAATTTCAATTTCTTTTGGATTATTAGTTCCTAATGTCAAAGGATACCCACTTTTGGGTAAAAATGCCTTGAACGCACCACAATCTTGATGATTAAGAATAATAAATTCATCCACATCAGACAATTCTGTTGATATTTCAAAATTAGTTAAAATCCCGTTTTTCAAAATACAATTTGTTTTTTTAAAATTACACGTACACCCACTTCCAGGATTTGTTGTGCAATAATCATTATAAGTAATTGATAAACTTGCTCCTGCGACAGTTCCTTCGTAATAAGTTCTACTTAGATTCAAAGTGCTTAAAAAAGTTGTAATTAAATCTGGAAATCGATAATCAATACAATCGATTAAAAATTCTATTCTTCGCATAATCCTACTTTAGGGCAAAATTTTTTTTCATCGTGTTTTTGTTACATCGTATCGAAGCAATTTAAAAAGATAACGCTCAAAGAGTTAAAAATGAGCGAAGAAAAGAGGATTCAGTTTGTCAAGGTGAGCAAGGATGATGTGTTTTTTTCGATCATGGCCAAGAAATATGAGGGAAAATTTTTCAAGAGCGGTCCAGGATATTCGTTTCCATATGCCAACAAATTGGCCGTGGAATCGGAATGGAAACGGTTTCTGGACGAAGGAATCATCTGTACTCGGGAGACGCCGTCTACACCACCACCACCACCAGTAGAGACGACAATCACTTTCTCCGATGTGGGGATACAGACGATACCACCACCTTTTGAGAAAATAAAAGTAGAGCAGAAGGATGCAGAGACACAGACACCACCACCACCACCGGTGTCACCACCGCCACCCAGCCTAAAAAAATTATCCTATAAATATAATTTACCACAATCTTTCAAACAACATTATAAACCGTACGCCGATCTTGTTCTTTCCATCCAATAACAACAAAAGAAAAAAATGAATGACTCATTGAAAACCCCTTCTTCCTTTCAAACTTTCAATCAATTATTCGATGACAATAGAATATCAGAAAAAGACATTTTCTCTCCCGGAAATCGCCGAGTTGGAAAAATCTCGTTCACTGGTACCCTGTTTGCTCGATAAAGATAACCATACTCTTATTGATATTCAGATCCCAGATGCGGATCTGACAGGCATGACGACCATCCAGGTCCGTGGACCCGAGGATATTATCCATGCCGTTCCGTCCAATACCTCAGGATGTTATTGGATCATGACGGACGAGCCCGTGAATCATTGTTTTAACAACGGTGCCTGGGTTCCCAAGAAAAGAAATTGTGATGGTTTGAGTATCGTCTACAGTGGTGTTTGTGACAATCTGCGCTCGCGTCTCAAGGAGCATCTTTTACGACCCGATGGCGTCCGTTGTAACAGTGGATCACGATCGGCCATGTCCATCGATGTGCTTCCTCAGGACAACCTTGTCAAGACCCATGTGAAATGCGCATGGGCAGAAAAGAAAAAGTTGCCCAAAATCTTGACTCTTTCTCCGACGGGAGGAGGAGATGTCACGTACAAGAAACCTGAATCCTACGAAGAGGTTTGTGACGCCCTGCGTATCGAAACAACAACAACAACAACCATCACTACCCGCGAGCTCTATTTCAAGAATGGGATTGATGTACGACATCCAAAGCACGCTTCTTATCAATGGAAGGTGGCATTTGTACCGCTCAAGGTACACTGTATCCGTGATTACGTGGAGAATGAATGGAAAAAGAGGCATGGTTGCCCTGTCCTGTGTTCCTACAAGGAAGGTCGTTGACCTAAAGAAAAAAGATTTCATCATTCAAAAAAAAAAAAAGATGAAATTCGCAAAATGGCTGTTGTGTTTTGGTACCCCTCTTTTGAATAAAATAGACGTTCGTCTCATGCCTATTCGGACGTCTCCCGTAACGCAATTCAATCTGGATGTCAATACTACCATCAATCATTGGACGCCTTTTGAACCCATTCGATCTCGTTTGTCATTACGCTTCCAGAGTCCTCTCGTTCATCGTATCCGTGATTTTTACATTATCCACCAAGGCACAAAATGGGCACCCTCCGGTCATCAATCTATTCATTCTTTCCTTGTTCATTTTCTTGTCGAGGAAGATCCCTTTCTACCGTCGCTGGATGGACAGAATCTGGGATGTGTCACCTGCTCCCTGTTGAATGAAACCATTTCCTCTAAACCGCTTCTTGTGTAAAGTCTTCTGACTCCTCGTACAAAGAACACATCGGCCCCCACAACACCTTGGTGTATTTCGTCCTTTTTCGCTTTCCCCTTGTGACGCACTCCATTTCTTGGAATTCCTCGCCATGGCTGTAAACCTCCATGCTCAGCTTGAGTGCCGCATCCGCGGTGTTGACCTCAGCAGATTGGGGACCATCCGGAACAAAACTCGGCTTGCGACACCGCTTGTATTTCTGGTAGGGGTATTTATAATTTCCATTCTTGACAAAACAGTAGAGATAACGGAAAAACTTGTGGATGGATCCGCCCATTCCAAAGATACTAAACTTGTCGTAGCGCCAAAAGACAAACTTGGTGACGCGATGGTCCAAAAACTTGCCGTGCTCCTGGATCCAGAAATGGAGCCACTGATAGATCTGGGATACCCTCCACCCCTCCTCCTCAGCGAGTATCCGGTGAAGATCCGTCATGTCCTCCGGACACAGAGGCACCTCCAACCCGTGAAAGTAACTGGTATTCAATTCCCGACATTTTGCACACAACCGTCCATAGTGGTTGCACGCGCAAAACGACATCCAACAAAAAGTCTTGTCTCCGGAGGCCTTGTAACGATGGTACAACATCATCCCATTCCCGCAGAGAGTATCGCGCTCGGGAAAGACATACGCGTCCACGTCCTCCTGACGATACGGCTTCTCAAAGGGATGCCCGTATTTCTTGATGTAATCACGGTCCACAGATCGATAATTTTTATGCATCTGTAAAAAAGAAAAAGAAAAGTGAGCGTTTGTATACAAACATGGAACGTGGGTGTGTCTGTCACATAATGATGAGTAAACATCAGTTTTTTTTCTCAACATAAGAGCAAGCGCGCTCGGAATATTTTTTTTTTATTCTTAAAAAAAATCAAATCCCTTCCTGATGAATGTATTTTATATCAATCTGGACCGGCGTCCAGAGCGTCGACAACACATGGAAGAACAATTATCACGCGCGGGTATCACAAAAGACAAGATTAAACGTGTTACCGCCGTGGATGGCGCCACCCTCAACCTCCATTCTTCACCGCTTCGATCCCTTTTCTCTTCCCAAGTATTGAAAGAAGCGCAAGAAGAAGGCGCTGCGTCTTTTGCACCGGGATCCAAAATGACCAGGGGTGGTCTTGGTTGTGCCCTTTCCCACCGTGATGCCTACCAACGCCTTTTGGAACGCAGTCGCAACAATAGTAGTCCAGGCGCCATTGTCTTGGAAGACGATGTCCGTCTCTCGGATCATTTTGTCCAGAAAGCCCAGTCCTTGATCGCCTCGGCACCACCCGATTATGATATTCTCTATCTCGGATATCACGAATCCTGGGCCAATGAGCCTATTCCTGGTGGAAATGCCACATGGATGCGACCTACCAAACAGGTGTTTGGTACCTTTGCCTTGTATATACGCGCCTCTTCGGTACCCAAGATTCTCCAAGCTCTTTTCCCCATCACTGCACAGCTGGATAGCGCCTATTCCCGAAATTTTCATAGACTCCATATCTACCTTCCCAGGCCTCAAGATTGTATCGTATGGTCAGTAGCGTCCATGGAAAGTGATATCCAGAATCCTATTGCGGTCACTGTCACGACCCAGTCAAAACGTTCTCTTCTTTCTATTGTCCTCATTGTTGTCCTCGTCCTCATCTTGATGGCTTGTTTGATGGTTGCCATCTTGTTGTCTCGATGATGAAAAAAAAATCTTTCTATTCATCAAATTATTTTCGATTTCTGAATGAAAGATATTATTTTCTATAATATATTTTCCGAACAGGATCTGCAAAAAGATCTTTTTGAAGCAATCAAGTCTGGAAATATCAAAGACGTGAGAAGTGTGTTGGATCGTATCAAGCAATCAGGGAGGGCTTCTCTGATTGTAGAGCCCAGAAACGGCACTATTACACCTCTTGTTTTCGCCATTCTACAAGGCAATCCTCCAGAAATCATCCAATTACTTTTGGATCACGGCGCCTCTTCAGATATCAATACACCATTACGAGCCATTAATAATAATACACCACTCCATATGGCTGTTCAATCTCAACCTATCAATATAGAGGTGATTCGACTTTTGTTGGAAAACGGAGCCTTTGCCAGTATCCATAAAAAAAACGCCCAGGGTAAGACGCCTATGGATATCAATCCTACTCTTCCATGGAAACTTGCCATCATCGCGGAAAGTCTTTATAAATCAACAACAAGGGAACGCATTCAACGTCAACAACGACAGGCACGGTATTCTGAGACGTTGGAGGCGATCGACCGAATAAAGGAAGAAAAGGAGAAGCTGGAGACCGCTCTTTTAAAACAGCGCGAAATGCGTGAAAAAAGACAGGCGCAACTAATGAAACAAAAACAGCGATGCAAGAAAAAGTATCCTGTTCTGAGTGTCAAGGACTCGGTTTCCCGGCCGGAATCCGAGTTGGATGAATATCTGCGCATGAATTATCCCGAGGCCTTTATGAAACGATTAGGAACGATTCAAAACCGCACCCTTCCCATTACAACTCTTGAAGATCTATTCTGGGGTTCGTCCAGTACCACCACCACTCTTTTACCAGAACATCTTTATCTTTTTCACGGCACGGATGCCTTTTCACGACGGTCCTTGCAGAACAGGGGTTTGCGGACCAACGTTGCTTCACGAACCTTACACGGAATGGGGTTCTATACGACACCATCACCCGAAGAAGCCGTCCAATATGCTTTTTCGAAATATACTGAAAATAGAAGAAATAGCATCGCCCCCACTTTGTTAATACTACGGATATCTCGAGAAAAAGCACGAGGATGGGTGTATCCACAAGATTTCAATTTCAGGCGCGAGTTTCCGTATTACGTAATTCTGAAAAATCAAGAAAAGGTAAATTCAGATATCGAACAAGTCGAGACCCTATTTTTGGAAACATTGTAAAGTCGACTGGACACGATTACGATTTTTTTTTTTATTCCCCCAAAAAAAAAAACACCCAAATACCACCACCTCAGCATAACATGCAAGTGTATGAATCGAAAGAAGAATGGCTGGAAGCCTTGAACGGAGATCCCGTCGATGTCTTGGCACAAAATCTCGGCAAGCTTTCCTTTGATCCTCTCCTATTATTAAAATTACTTCGACAACCGTCCGTCGATAAGACCTTTTTCCTTTATTGTCAGGGTCGTTGTATCAAAGGATTTGCCATTGTCCTCGAGTTAGAAGAAGAGGATGACGATGACGAGGACAAAGTTCATCTTGTCCTGCAATTGGCATCGAGTGCTGTGATCGCTCGTTCCTTTATCACTCAATTACATAAATACCTTATTCATGTTTATGATGGACTGGAAATCGAGATCACCATTCTGGATCCTCAAGAACTCATTTTAGAAATGTTGGTCCATGATTTTGATTATCACCGGACACAGAATGGACTGACTAAAAATATCATACCGGTCATTCCACGGATACCACCGCAAAGGATGAGGGCTTTGTTTGCCCACCAACGCCAGATGCAGATGCAGATGCAACATCAGTTTCAGCAGGGGTAAAAAAGGAGGATGCATGGACAGCCTGGTGACATCGCTCACAGAGGACCACCAAATTATACGCGCCATTCTTCTCATGGATTATTCCCGAGTCCTTGTGAAACTGCTTTTGTGGTGTGATATGATGCGCGTGCAAATGAATCTTGGAACCGCATTTCTCACAACATCGCATAATCACACGAGAATTGTATTTGGAGACCCCATTCCCTTCTCCGGCTTCATGCACAAAAATCTCGACACGATGACGAAACGCAAACGCATTCTTAATAAACGATTCTGGCATTCCCAGTGTCCGTGCAATCTCAATCCCATACAAATCCTCACCCGATCCCTCTCTCAGCTCCCGGTCGTATCGTACACGAATATCCTCAATCAACAGAGACGCACTGCTGACCTCTTTAACCTCGGCATCGTCGGCACATCGTACCCTGAAATGACAGGTACGAATCTTACTATTATCACGAATCTCTGGAATCTTTTGCAACGTGTGCAAATGCGTCGTAAAGAGAAACAACATCTTGCGAGACACCAATTCCAGCAGACACGACGCCACGATACCCGTCGCGGAACTCGTCTCCGTGCCCGAGGTCAACTCATCACACAGAATCAAAGAATCCTCGCTCGCTCTTCGTAACATATAATTCAATTCGCTCATTTCGGCCACAAACGTCGAATGATTACAAAAGAGATTGTCGTAGGCACCAATCTTCGTATACACCGAACGACGGATCGTCCATTCCATATCTCCGGCAGCCACATAAAGTCCGCACTGCGCCAGCCATACCGCGATTCCCAGACTCTTTAGGATCGTGCTCTTTCCGGAGCTATTCATTCCATACAACAACATTCCCAGTGGCTCGTCATCCGACCCGTCTCCAAGAGAAAAAGAATATGGTACAAACATCTGGTCACGATGAAGATACTCCAGAAGCGCATGTCTCAGGTCGGTAACGGCAATACGAGCGGAGGAAGACGATGAAGACGACAAAAGCTTTGGTTGCACGTAATGATATTTCTTGAAAAACGCAGCAAGATGAATCCAGCAATCCATATCGGCAATCTTTTGCACGATGCACGTCAGCGACATCTCATGTTTCTCCAAAAGCTCGCGCGACAACGAACGAAAACTCGCCAGCACATACGACTCCCTCTCATTCATCAATGCCTGCATCCTCGTCGAGCTCTTGTCTAATGCCTCCAGGCTTACACGTACCTGTGACTTGTTTTTGGAAATCTCGTACAGCGCATTCTTGGGATTCCTGTACTGATATGTCTCCCATTTTTTCACACTGCATCCCAGAAAATAAGAACCGTCCGCACTCTGTTGCATCCTGAAATTCTCCTTGTACTCTTCTTCGATCGCCATAATCTCTTTCTTCAGCACGGTCTGTCGAGAAAGGAATTCCTCTTGTTCCACACTCGTACACTGGATAAAATCCAGATCATTGTTCATCATCTTTTCCACATCGAACCTTGTCGTCACCTCGACATGAAATCGTTCCCACGTCTCCCGATCGTCACTCCAGAATTCCGGATAACGATCACACGTCTTGGTACAGACCAAAATCAACGATTGCAAGAGCTGTCCTACCAGACGAAACGACAACCTCTCTCGTCGCCATCGCAACAACATCCATTCCAGATCCGGTAGATGCCCATCTTCGGTACTGTTACTATTCTTATCCGCTGCCTCCTGGAAATACGCAATCGAGGATTGACGTCTCTTAATCTCCTCCTCGTCCGTAATCGGGCGTCGGAGCATGGCTTCCAGTCGTCTCCGACCCAACGGATTCATTCCCTGGGACAGCATATCCAACAACGATTTCTGTTTCCGGCTCTCTACACTTCCCCGTCGACGCTCACACACCGAGGCGATGTTCAATTCCAGAAAGGCATCACGATTGTACCTCATCGTGGTCCCGCCTTCCCCATCCATAAACACCGGCTTCCTCAGTTTGGTCGCCAGTACTGGATCATGTTTCCTTACATAATCCAACAGCATCGTCAGCGTGTTGGCGATACTCGCATAACGTTCTAATCCTAATACTACCAAGGGATCTTCGTCTTTACGAGTCTCGTACACATCGCTCAGGATCTCCAGTTTTTGAGTGGCGCTACAATTTCTCTCTTCTTCCGTGCCATTGCGCGAATGAATCTTTCCCGCGATCCCCGTCTTGCGCAAAATGTCTTCCATCCGCGCCGCTTCTTCTTCCCCGATAAGTGCACCTTCACAGCGCAGAATCACTTCCGGCGGTGCATGATGCAACATCATGTCCTGAAGCTCACGCTCGTACGATTCCCCTTCCTGCTCGCTCACCCCGACCGTGCCCGTTCCCATGTCTACAAACGCAATCGAGATGATGTAACGAAACACATCCACGCGATTGCGTCTTTGAAATGAATCTTTGTACTTCTCGATCGTCACGCCAAACAAACGACGATCACGGGCGATGGGATCCGTCACCGATGCAGCCTCCTCATCGGGACCACCCTCATGTCGCATCACATAATCGTACACCCCTTTCAGATACCGTTCCACCTTGTTATGCTCCACGATACGCTGGTCATACACCGCCACAGTATATCCTTCATCATTCAACCTCCCCAGATGCTTGCCCAGGACATACGTCGGGAAACCTACCATCCATGGATTGTTCTCCGCATCGGGCTTGTTCCCATTCTTCTTGGTCAGATGAATTCTCAAGATATCCGAAACAATCTTGGCACAACCCCGTGGTCGTGGCTCGTCTATCTCGTACGCCTCATAAAAAGAACCGACCTGCATCAACAACAACACACTACTATCCCCCAATTCCTTCCTCTGGTTCTCCAGCGCCGTGAAATATTCCTCCAGCATCGGTGTCAATGTCATTTTTCTCTAAACACTTCTGTTTAAAGAAACAGTCTACACGTCTTTAAGCCTCTTATCGGATCGGAAAACAAAACGTTTTGAAAAATCTCCAACACTTTCTATTTTCTATTTTTGATTTGGTAAACAAATGGACTCCCATCCATTGCTATCTTGGCGCGTCTACCGTTGCCATCTCCAAAAAATAAAACCTTTTGATTTTTATTTTTTTTGAAAAATCTCCAACACTTTCTATTTTCTATTTTTGATTTGGTAAACAAAAGGACTCCCATCCATTGCTATCTTGGCGCGTCTACCGTTGCCCTTTCAAAAAAATAAAACCTTTTGATTTTTATTTTTTTTTGAAAAATCTCCAACACTTTCTATTTTTTTATTTTTGATTTGAGATATTAGATGTAGTCGCAGATTTCGGCTACAAAGTCGTCATTATGGACAGGGGTCTTGGATAACACCACCCGAAACGGCTTGGCACAGCCATAAACGGCGTTCTGGGATACGAGACGCTCGCATTCCTCCCGAGAGGAATGTGGCGGGATAGGCTCCATCGTGGCTCGAAATACCGCATGTCGAAAGATGGCACAATTCACATCTTTCTTCTCAATGTACATCCATTCCTGGCAATGGGGGCACGATAGAACAAGGCTCATATTTTACAACCTTTCCCATGATTTTTTAAACAGGATCCATTGTGCATAGGCCTGTTCTCCATCCCATCGTTGTTGTGGATCGGGATGAACCATCCAGAAAATAATATTTACCAGCGCATCGATGAGGTATGGTCCGTATTTCTTCATCAGGGCTTGGTGAATATCCCGATCGATTATAAATAGATTAAGCATGAGGATTCCTGTGCTAAAGGTATCAATCTTCGAAGGATCGTAGCGTATCGCTTGTCTCTTGTATCGGTCTCCATAGATCTCAAAATAGGCATTGGCAAAGATACTGTTACTTCTAAAGGGTTCGATATCAAAGGTTTGATCAGGATCATTAGAAATTTGCTGAAGCATGTCTATAAATTCGGTTTGGTTACGTTCCGTATAAAAGATGTACCAATACTTGAAATACTTGTCACAGAGAGAAAAAAATCCATCAAAATCCTTGGAGATAAAATCCTCCTGTTGATATAAATAGAATCGATGCTGCGGTATTTTTCTTCCCATAGATGCTATATTGTAATAGGTTTCCAACGGCCACGCAAAATACACATTTTGTAAGAGCATTTCTTCCTTTTCCTCCATGTCCTTGAAACGCATCATTATATCAAAATCAATCAATCCCAATCGTCCCGTCGTGGGTGAAAACATGACATTACCACTCTTAATATCCCGATGGGTGTAACCGGCCTTTTGAAGTAATAAAAGGGCATGCATGATATCGTCCCAATGACGAAACACTTGAAGGGCAACGTCTTCTGGAATGAAACCTTGCATCAATTGGTCCAGAGAAATCCCTTCATCCCTAAAACTGATACGATGTTGTATATAATCCACCTGGATCATGGGACTTTTCAAATAGTTCCGATAAGGATCAATTTGTTCATCAATAATCGTCTGTAATAAGAGCGCTTTTTCCATCTTGTCTTCTTCTGGATCAGGACGATAAAATTTATCAATCAATCCACTCTGATGACGATAGACCACACCGTAGGCACCTTCATTAATATAATTGCCTTGTTTTTTTCTCGAGTCGGTAGGAATTTGTGGAGGGTTGTGCTTCCTTCCCAAAAAATCCATCATCGCTTGAACCACCATCTTTACACATCGAATCTTTGGATTCTTCTTCTGTATTATCCCACAAATCATTTGAAGAACCTTTAAATCCTTTTCAATCCAAGGATTCGTTGCCTTCTTGGCATAATCATCAATAATTTCTTTTAATCGGGTTCTGATGAACTCTGGACTACTTTCTTCCCGCAATGCAAAAGAATAAAATTGCCTTATCGGTGAATCTACCGGCATGTAAAGATACATATGAAAAAGTGGTTCCAAGCAGATTTTCTCCTGTACGGTCAACGTTAGCTCCAATTCTCTTTGAAAAAGATCCATGGCGTAATTGTGATGGACAGCCGTGAATCGTCTCTTTCTTTTATAACGATCGATAAAATCAAAGGCTTTCTCCACAAGACGACTCATCTTTCTTTTTTTTTTACATGATAGAAAAAAAAAATCTACTGAGGCGGGGGGGAAACTTCTCAAAAAATCCATGATAGTTTTTTCCTGATACCACTAAAGGCCTGTGATGATTCTGTTTCTGTTGATACCGTGACCATGTTCTTGATAGCCTTGATATCTTGTAATTGTTGATGAAGCTCTTTAATCGTAGTTTCGTGATGCTGAATCGTCTCACGCAAAAATTGAATTTCATTCGTTTGGTTTTCCAGGAGTTCCTGGATCTCGGTCACGGCCTTGTTCAAATTTTCCATGATGATATTTATAGTTATAACCTCTCATGTCTTAAATTAATATCTTTTCTTGTGTCTTGGTTTTTTTTTCTTCTCTCAATTTTAATGTTACATATCCTCTTCTTCATCCTCCGAATCCCATGGATTTTTGTTAGAACTACCAGGGATTGTTGTAGGAGCAATAGGAGACATTTGAAGGTTCATTGCTGCAAAATAATCCATGAAAACATCATCCACAGGCTCCATTGGTTTGTCCGCCTCATAACGCACCTTTCTTCGACGCATCTGTCTCATCAGATCATGATGCAATCGCACCGTGGTAGCGGAGAGCATGCCCGCCTGACGATGGGTTTTCGAGTAGGATAAGATGTCTTTCAGGATCTTGGCCGACTGTGGAGTGCTTAGATTAGCCAGAGAGAGTTGACGACGAGTATGATATTTTTGAATGATTTTCAGCAAACAGTCCACCACAAGCGGGATCTTATTGACCATGTCAGTGGAGTAAACACCCGACAACAAATCAGTCAAGATATCCCTGATCAGATTTAGGTAGTCTTTTCGGGGCATATATTTGTATGGATCCAGGAAGGGAAAGCGTTGACAAACGTCTTGGATTCGTTTTCGAAGCGTGCTATGAAATTTGATTTGTGAGGTGGCGGCGTCCATTACCAGTGCACGAATCCATTCCAATACCTGGAATCGCACCATAATGATTCCCGGCATCAACTCCATTTCACGTACACGATCTATATCCCCTTCATGTACGGCCTGAAAGAATTGTTTCATAATCTTTTTATTCCGTAACATCATGATAGCCTGTTGTTTCATGATTTCGAGTTTTTTCTCTATCGCTGCATTCCATTGGGTAGACACGGACGCCATGTTACCGGGGTGAGCAAGATATTCATAAAACAACGCCAAGATCTGTCGTGGAATCTTTGTCTGAGACATTTTTATTTCTTTGGCGAAAAGAAATAAAAAAATAAAGGGTTATTACAAGATAAGTATAGAGTCATGGGAAATCTTCGACGTACAAGACATATCAATTCTATTCCGAGCTGGCAACGTATTTATATTTTAGGCCCATTTAATTCCGGAACCAATCTTCTGGCTTCCTTGTTACGCAACAATGTGATTAATGCACAATTAGTAGAAGGAGATTCACCATGGAAACACACCCTAAATAAACGTGACCTCTTGTTTCTTCAGAAAAATAGACGAAATATTCTTTGTATCATGCACCGTCCTCTCTTGAGCTGGATCGCCGGGGTCCAGAAAATGCCTTATGATCTTGTGTTTCTTCCGGATGGTAAGGTTCGTTTCTTAAATAAGGTTTACCCAAATATCATCAAGGTTTATCATGCCTATGACTCCATGTACCAAGATATTCTTCGTAAAGCCGATAACAAACATCCGACCGTGATCATTGATTATTTCAAACTTCTTCATCCCGAAAATGGTTTTGATTATCTCAACTCGCAACTAAAAAAGGCGGGCGTCGGATGTCTGCGCTCCAAAGATCAATTTTGCAAGGCACTCCTACGACCGTCCAAGAATCACGGCTCTCCTGTCCAGAATTATCAACAAGCCCTTGAAAAGAGAGAGAGCGATGAAAGAAAGGTGATGGAATGGCTTTCATCGAATTCCTATTCTATCGACGGAAATACGCATTGAGCGTGGATGGTTGTTCTTGCAAGACGGTTTGTTGTTCTTCACTACTGGCTTCCATCTCGGTACTACCGGTACAATATTGTTGAACGACCGCCACATAAGGATTGTTAGAAGGCATTGTCGGGGGAACGCAATCGGTCAAGGGCACCGCGGGCACTTCATTAAACACGAGCTGGGATGGATAGGCAAACGAGATGAATCGATTGTAAAATCGGGTCGTCGGTAGACCGGCAACGACCGGATTCGTTATCAAGGCAACGGGATTTAGAGGAATTGGTGTGGGTGTTGGTGTGGGTGTCGGTGTGGGTGTCGGTGTGGGTGTTGGTGTTGGTGTGGGCGTGGGTTCAGATCCCATTTTTAATCGATTATTACCACAACAAAATACAGTCGGAGGCATCTTCTCTATAATTGTCAAGACAAATTATTTTTTTTTAGGAAGGTCCAGCAAGGTCTTTTCACAAAAAAAAAAAATTATTTAATATTTCGTAATGGTAAATGGTCAAGGTTGCTTTTCTCACTGGGATTACGGGTCAAGATGGTTCGTACCTTACCGAGTTTTTATTACATAAAGAATATGACGTATGGGGAATGATCCGCCGGGCTTCAAATATCAATACCGATCGTATTGATCATTTGTTCCATAATAAACATCTCTTTTTAAGATACGGTGATCTTATTGATCAGGGTAATATTAGCAAAATTCTGACAGAGATCAAGGACACCTATGGTGACGATCTGGAAAGGCTGGAGATTTATAATCTCGGCGCCATGAGCCATGTCAAAGTCTCTTTTGAAGAACCCAAGTACTCTGTCGATGCCAACGCCACGGGCGTTCTTCATCTTTTAGAGAGTATCTTGCTCCTGGATATGAAAGACAAGGTGCGATTCTATCAGGCTTCGACTTCCGAGATGTTTGGTTTTGTTCAGGAGGTTCCTCAGAAAGAGACCACGCCCTTCTATCCGCGTTCTCCTTATGGATGCGCCAAACTTTTTGGATATTGGATCACCAAGAATTACCGCGAATCCTATAATCTGTTTGCCTGTAATGGCATCCTCTTTAATCACGAATCCCCGCGACGCGGAAAAACCTTTGTGACACGCAAGATCACTATTGCTCTTGGTCATATTGTCCGTGATCCCACCGCCACGCTCCATCTTGGAAATATCTACTCCAAGCGTGATTGGGGACACGCAAGAGATTATGTCGAAGGCATGTGGAGAATGCTCCAACAAGATCAACCCGATGATTTTGTCCTTGCGACGAACGAGACGCACACCGTCAAAGAATTTGTGGAAAAATCGTTTGCCCTTCGTGGATTCGACATCGCCTGGCGCGGTGAAGGTTTAGAAGAAGTGGGTTACGATACAAAGACCGGTCGCGAACTCATCTTTATCAGCGACAAACATTTCCGCGCGGCCGAGGTCGATCTCCTGATTGGAGATTCCACCAAGGCACGTACCCTTCTCGGATGGGAACCCCAGGTAGGGTTTGAACAACTTATTAAGGAAATGGTCGACTACGACGCCCCGACCCTCTAAAGAATATAACTGTAATCGTTCTCATACCCAGGCCTTTCTTCCTCCTCCTCCCCTTCTTGACAAAAACTTTGTTCAAGATCATGTTCATTATCAATTAAAATCGCTCCTGAAAACAATGTATCCCAGTCTTGTTTCTCAAAAAATTTCATAAGTCGAGGCAAGATCTTGGAGGCGATATCATCGATCTGGATATTATTTTCCACAACCATAGGTCGACCACAATATTTTTCATAATTTTCGGATGTCATGGTATGACACTTCCTGGAAGAATTCGTCGCGATCGTATTAAAATCCATTTGTTGCTGTTTGGTCTCAATATCGCCGCGCAATCTCTCATACATGGCCTTGTGTCTCTTGAATTCTTCCAGGGTCATTCCCGATATTTTTTTTTTATCCAATCGTTGCAGTTGCTTTTTAAGACGGGTATAATCTGGATCTTCTAATGGAATACCTAACATTTCCTTTTGATGTGTCTTGGCACCATCCTTGATCGTATTACCCAAGTAGCAATACATACACGCGAGAATGTGATTCATCGAGTGATGGATGGTCTGTTTAGAGGCCAGGCGAAAAACACCTTGAATGGTGATTTTCCGTAAAGTCACCATGCAACGTAAAATGTATATATTCGTGGTACCCAGCTCCTTGAGGATCGCCAGGACACATTTATTTGGATTGTTGGATTGAAGATCGGATTTGTTTCCATACACATCTATCGGATGCAAGTAGCTTTTCAAGATGATTCTCTGAAGTTTGCGCTCGGGCTCCATCAATAACAATAGTCGCTGTAACATTTTTTTATTCTTTCCCAAAACAATAAAAATTTTTTATTCAGAACGTTCCCATCCCTTGATACACCCAAAATTCTTGTAATACTGTGTCGCAATTGCATTCAACAAATCCATCCACTTCCACGCCGCCTCCCGATCCCCCTTGTCCAGCTGATTCGATTGCCACAACTCCTTGAAATGATTGACCTTGTTCTGTGCTACCGACGCACCCGTGTACAAAAGCGTATTGTTCAGAAAGAATTTCTCGTCTCTTGCCTTGACCTGATCCGCAAACGGTAACAAATCACGGATGAATCTGCCCAGCACATCCGCCATAGGCACTTGATCCTTGATAAAAATACGGATAATCACAAACTCACCCTCGTGTGGAAACTGCTCAATCAACTCGTCCAGAAACTCCACCAGACGCGCACGAAATTCTCGAATGATATTCAACTTTTTTTCCTCTGTTCTGTCGGTCAACATTTTGCCTCTTTGAATTCCATAGGACGTATTTCTTTAAGCCCCTACAAAATAAAATCAAGTCTTTTGTTCATTAGGCCATGATGATCTCTTCTACACATTTCCGAAAGAGTGCATTGGACCGGTACAAATCATAAAGACCCATCTCTTTTACAATGGAAAGAACATCATTGGACGATGATGAAATATGGAATCGTCTCATCCGTTTGATCGATTTTTGTAAATCATCCATCTCATCCTCTCCTGAAGAAGTATCCATATCCTGATCGTCGCGAGGCGGAGGCGATTGAGAACGGTATCGTTTAAGCGCTTTCCGACGATCCCCTGACAACAATCCACGTATATACTGGAGCGCAATCCATTCTTCTAAACGTTCCAAATTTTTATTGCAGACCAGAAAGCTGGGATCCATTCCACTGCCTGTACTTGCATCATCATACATTTCCATACCATAATAGGATCCAATACGAATACTACTATCGAAGCGTCTCAAGGGTTCTGAAAGATCGTCGTGTGTCACAGACCAGATATGGGTGTAGTTTTGGGGAACAATGACATAAATGTCATCACGTATACCCAGCCAAACGTCATGCACGTCACTCATCGTCAGTCGTTCCAACGATTTATAAATAAATTCAATATAATCAGGATACGATTTCGCCTTCTCGATAGCATTCTTGAATTGTTCAAGCAGTAAATCCATATTTTCTTTTTATTCTCAAGAAAGAGAATAAAAAATTATTGTGGAGCAAATCAAGGAGTAATCACAATCATTGGTGTTGAATCGGATGTTGGGGTGGGTGTCGGTGCCGGCGCTGACGCTGACGCTGTTGTTGACACTGGCGTTGAATGTTTCATCGCATACCGCTGTGTATATTCTCGCGCCTGGGAGGCGTATTTCTCCGGATCGTCATGATAGAGTTTGGCGATCTCCGGTACCAGAGGATCATCGGGATTCGGATCTGCGAGCAAGGAACACACCGACAACAAGATCTTGGAAATCGTCAGCGCCGGACTCCATGCATCTTTGAGAATATCCAGACAAATACCTCCCGTCGTATTGATATTGGGATGATAGATTCGCGTCTTAAAAGACACCTTGGGAGGCTTGAACGGATATTCAGAAGAAAAAATCATAATCAGGTCAAAGATACCTTCCTCGTACGGGGTATCCTTAGGACCATGGATGCTCGCGGTCCATTGAAAGATATCCTCTTCATTTGGCATCGCGGAGCAATGTGGTAGGGGTTCTTTGAGCATATCCTCGAGTTCTCTTTTTAAACGCTTGAGAGCCATGATAACAATACACTCCTTTTATTATTTTCACTTTCAGAAAAAAAAAAAATTTCATCTCCAGAGAACAAATTATTTATTTAAATTATTCGTACCCCTGATTATTCTTAAGACAAAAGATTATTACCCCCTCCGGTACCCTGACCACCACTGTTACCAACACCACCACCGTTGCCTGCACCCCCCATCATTGTGCCCAGATTGCCCATAATCATCTGCATTGTATTCATCATCTTGCCCATATCCAGATTTCCCTCGGAAAACGATGAATTCATATCCTCGACAATGTCCTTAAACACCCCCGATGTCATCATCTTGGTCATCAGTTGCATCGGATTCTCCACTTCGGTATCCATCTCTGAACTTACCTTGTCAATGATATTCTTGAGAAATTTCTCCTCATTCACCTCCTCCCCCTTCTTCTTCTTATTCTCCATCTCCTTCTTCAACAGCTCCTTGGCATGACTGGAAGGATCCAGAAGCGCCAGCAAGGCCAGCAGATGCTTAAAGATGGCATTCTTCTCCTCCCGATCCGCCCATCCAAATATCTCCTCCAGATTCACACCCACCTTCTCACTATAGAAAATCGTGTATCCGGCAAACTGTTTCTCGTCCTTGGCAAGGATCGCCTCTTCATTCATCTTGACAAAATGATAAAAGAGAGACACGTGTTTCTTGATGGGCTCCTCGTGCATGATACCCGTCTTCTCCACCAAATGAGAATACAGCATCAACGACTTTTGACGACTTCCAAAGGACTCTGTCAGATCCTTGATGAAATTACAGATCCCCTTGAAAACAAGGATGCGTGATTCCGTCTCTGAAGTCACGCTACCAGTAGTTGGAGGCTTTGCAAGATTTGGTGTCGTTGTCATGGATGATTCGCTTCTTTTATAACCAATACCTTATTTTCTTTAAACCACCCATGATTTTTGTCCAAAAAAAAAAAGAATGAATCTTTGTTTTTTTTAAAACAAAAAAAATTTTAATAAAATGGAAAAAATTGATTTCATTGATTTCATAGGTCTTATGAAGGAAGTACTCGGTCCTACGATGCCTCGTATGATCAGGAGCACGCTTCTTAAAAGCAATATCTTGAGAAGTGTAAATCCCAAAGATCTTCCTGAGGATACCGGTGATCTACTTTTGGAGGCCGCGCGACGGTGTTATTTACGTATTTTCCCGCGCGCACTTTCTACGGATCTCCCCTCTGGTTATGAAGATGCGAATGGTGGTATTTATTTTACGAATACAGAACCGATTGAAGACAGTTTTATTCCAACGCATCAATCGACGATCACGGAAGATGAAACGGGAGACAACGAATTGCTTATTCCCATTCGAGTTTTCACCCAAGGACGAAAGACAGTATGGTTTTTCACCCCCAAAGAAATCGTCAACATTATTCATCAAGCATTATCTTTCGTCGAGGCCAAAGTGATGATTGTATCCACTCCCATCAATCACAATTATCACCAGCACAACTTTATATGGGATCCGGAAATTTCTCATCTTTTTCCAAGTGATTATAATCATGAAGAATTTAATCAACAACAGATTCGATCTATTTTCTCACAGCTCCTCTTGGCAAATGCCTTTCGTCCCGGAGGACCCGTTAGTCAATACCCCGACGTCCTTGCTTTCTTTATGAATTTCGAGGACCTTTATCAAAATTATGGTCAATTTTTGAAAGATCAAAAAAAGAAAAAGAATATAAAATATGAGATTACGCGTTTTCTGGGCGACTTTTTTAAAAAAAAAGGGCTGATATTTAAATATACCATTGTACCCAATTGGACATGTTCAAAGGGTCACGTAAATAAGATGGATTATGATATTGAACTTGTCAATGAGTCTACCGGGGAAGTCATTAATGTTTATAAAAACCAAAGGGTACAACAACCTCCCATTCCCGTTTGTCAAAAATGCAAAACACCCAAGAGAGCCGATGTGGAGGGATCTGGAAGTGCCGGAGAAGGTAGTGTTCAAGATATTCGATGGGAATTCATTGGTCGTCTTAAGAAAGATTTTCGCATCTCGAGAAAATTCTTTCCTTTCTTTTCCTCCCGTACATGAGGGTGTAAAGGCTTTCATCGGTTGTAAGATTGAATAATCTTTTCCAATAGCGGAGCCACACCAAATCGTTTTCCTAAAAGATCCAGAAGAATGCGGATATTTTGCATCGTGACCTCTGGAAAACTGGGTCCAGGTCGACCCGTTCTTGCCGGATCGGTATGAAATATACTAAAACCGGCCTGTTCCGCCTTGACCACATTATCTTTCTCATCATCAAAGAAAACTATATCTTTTTTGGAGAAGGGCTGGTACGTTTGAAACATGTTTTCCAGCACGGCCACCTTTTTCTCTGTCCAAACGCCGGCAGGCATACCGGTCTCCTCTCTTCCGGAACTGCCAAATACATGAGAGGGATCGAAGATATCAGGTATAAATTGTCGGTTGGTCTGTAAATTATATATCAAGGCTTGTCGTGGTGAACGACTTATGATGAACACCTCTCCAAAACATCGGAGGAGGCTTATCAAGAAATGTAATTCTTCATAATATTTACCAATATAATCGGCATCTGTAACCACCTTACCTCCAGAATGTCTGTAGGTTAGAGTATGATCAAAATCAAAAACAAAATAAAGACCGGTTCGAGAGATTATTTGAGGCATGCGTAAATCGGTAATCGATTGGGTTGACATTGTTACAGGCACTTGTACAGGCACTTGTACTGGTGGTGGTGGTGGTGGTGGTAGTTGTACTGGTGGGGTGATGCGCCGTCTTGATCCTCCTCGATCTTTATATTTGCTGACATTTCTACCAGCAAAAGGTGATGCAGTCGGGGCGTCTGGAATAAAGGCGGCTGTGTTTGCAGGACCTGTGATAGGTGCTCTACACTTGGGACAATTGGAATAGCGACCACGTTGTTGTTTCCATTGATCAATGCAAGTCTTGTGAAAAAAATGTCCACAGTTGGGCAACATCTCAATGTCGTTGGGGGTCTCACTCAAACTCTCAATACAAATGGCACAATCATCATTAGGAATCAATTTGACAATATCCACGAGTTCGGCGATGGTTCTCTCTGCACCCATTGGATTACGCAAGATCCCTAATTCTATGATTCTCCAAATCGTTGTTCTTGTCTGGAGCGCTGCGACGGATTGAGCTTGACTTGGAAAAATTTGTCTTAGTATAACCTGAGGATCCGTAATTCCTTGCCCCACCAAGTTTGTAATCTGTCGAACATCATTCGGTGATAGCGTAATTTGTTCTACCGCACCTGGAACCTGAGCGCTTAAAACAATGATAGTATCGATAGGAGGTTTTCCTTCCTTGATGGATTCCACGGCATCCTCCACAAGTTGTGTCATCTTGTTATAACTACTAAGACTCGGATAAAAATTGGGCGCGTATTTCCACAACGCCGCGAGTACATTTTTCCGAACCATAAAGTCTTTCTTATTTCGTATATTCACATGTAACCACCAATGAATCTTGGCATCAGGATGCTCGTATTTTTCGGTATCGGATTGTCCGATTTGAGCCGGATTTCGATGAGGAATGACGGCACCTTGAATCAATTGTTGTTGGATATATTTACGCATCTTTTGCCGTGTCGCATCGGATATCGGAGTGATATCAAAAGGGAAAAGGTAGATTTCACCTTGCTTTTCCCCCGCTTGTACCTGTCGTAACATTCGTAGCTGCTCTTCTGGTAAATCGAGGATATTGTGTGCACCACCACCCCCACCACCACCGCCAGCTCTTGCAGCATAGCTCCCATCATTTGGTCTTCTTCTGTATCTATGCCCGTCTCTTCTGTTCATTTTATTTTCCATCAAAAAAAAAAAATACATCATAAATCCAGAAAATAAGAATCCTCCATGACATTTTCAATACGCACCTTGAACGGCAATTCATACACCCTGGCAAAATCGTGGGCGCGTAAGAACGCCTTCATCTTCTCTATTTTCGGTAAAGAAGACTTGACCGTATGAATGACCTGATGAGCCTTGGGAACAAATAGGGCATCTCCCGGGGATCCGATTTGTTTGAAATAGAAATTAGGATGAAATTCGGTCTCGATGGGAAGATGGGTATCCACTCCAATAATATATAGCTCTTCATCGGAATCAAGAAGAGTCACGATTTCCTCCATAACGGAAGAGGAAAGCCCTGTGTAAAGAAGGATCCGACCCGTCATCTCTGTAATGGCACGATTGTACATACCCATCCAAGGCTTATGAGGGTTTAAAAGATATTCATTCGCGACAAGATTGGCTTCGAGAAGAGGAGCCTGTACCCCGTTTTCCTGAAAAATATGAAAAAGAGAATTGGTGTCCTTGGGAAAGCAGGTGCCTCCGTATCCCCTATACTCTTTACCATCCACCAGAGTATGCGAAGCACCGATACGCGGATCCGCTCCCACGCCATAAATCACCGCATCATAGGAGATATCCAAGGACTTACAGAGATCAAACACATGGTTAAAAAATACTACCTTGGTGCTTAAGAAATTATTACGGAGCAACTTGATCATCTCCGCCTCGCGATTGGTACAAAAAAAGGCTTCGGTATGCAAGATCTTGTCGGCCTCCGCGGCATGACCAAGAATTCGTGTCATGACCTCTCGAAATCGCGCATCGCGTTCCGCTTCCACCGAGACAGGTGATCCAAAAATCCATAAGGGACAGTGTCGGAAATCCACGGGCCAATTTTTCTCGGTGAGAAACTCGGGCATGAAAAAACAGTTTTGAGCGTCGGCATAACCGATAGGAACCGTAGAACGGATGACGACCAGGGGATGATCCCGGAGCGAGTGCAGAACACTCTCTACGATGGAGGTGTTACAGGATCCATCGATATTCATCGGAGTGGGAACACAGATAAAGACAATATGACTTTCTTGAAGGATGCGATCCATGGAAAGCTCGGGTGGGCTACATAATTCTGGTACTACGTCATAGTACCAGACCGTAATCTCCTTGTTTTCAAGGAGACCCGTCGCCTTTCCAACAAAACCACGGCCAATAATGGTTACGATGATAGAATTCATTCTTATGTTTCTATCATCCATCCAATATTTTTTTTTTCAGTATTTTTGAGGTATAAAAAACAATTTAAAAATTTAGAGGCAACCTCCATTGCAACGGGGAAGGGGTGCGGGAGTGACGGAGCATCCGCAGTCGGGGGTGGGCGCCACACCGCAAGGGGAGATACAATTCTGGATCACAACATTGGGCCAGGTTTGCCAAAGGGGTGGACTGCAGTCATACACGCAGGCCTGGGGGGTAGGGGCGGGAGTGGGCACGCAAGGAACCACGATAGGGGGAAGGCATGGGTAGGAGTGCTCGTCCGGGCAGAAATTGATGGGCTCGCAGCAAGGGGTGGGGTATTCGTTACAACAGCTATCACAGGTCATGATTAATTACTTTCTCTATTATATCGAAAGAATTAAATTTTTTAGTATTTTTTTCCAAAAAAAATAATAAATAGGAAGAATGTCAAAACCATTACTAATTTTCTCATAAATCGATCTTATCGGAAAACTTTGCCTTGATTTTGAAGTTTTGAATGCATCTTATAAGAAACATTATATTATCAGACACGATACGCAAGGACAGGTTCAGGAACAGCAGTCCTCTGCAAGAGTGTTTTTATTTGTTTCAACAGGTATACCTGGTCATCTTGTTTTTTCTTGGTTATATAACGTCGAATGCGTTGTTGATAAGCCACTGAATCTTCCGCACCCATTTTCAAATCCAATAAGGATCTTAACGTCTTGTTTATATGATGAAAGGGTCCTGTCTCTAAATAATGATCAATAATAGAGGGGTAAGGAGGATGGCCATCTCCTATTAAATTAAAACCGTATACGAATATCGATTCATACAGGATGAATAAAAATTTATTATCAATTGTCATGTATGCTCTAAAACCAGATGGTAATAATCCTCTTCTAAAACTTGTATGTTTGGCTTGACTATGTATTTCAACAAGAAAAGTATTTGGATATCTGGAGGCAAGTTCTGATACTTGATAGCTTCTTGTTGGTTGCCACATTTCAGTAATACGTATTCCGTCTAAAGATCTTAGTGGTAGTATTTCAGGAATAATCTGGAAAGTATTAACCATCCCTGAATCCACAAGTTTCATAAAAATGGTATCAATGTCGGATAGTTCTTCCGGTGATAATTGTTGTCTTTGTCGAACACCACCACCACCACCACCACCACCGCCACCACCACCTTGCAATTGTTTTTGTGATTGTTTAGACATTTTTAAAAAATAAAATAAATCTTCCAAACTTTTACTATTTTATTTTTTTTTTTTGAAAAAAATAATTAATTCGGAAAGAAGAAGAATTGCTCCAGTAGACTCCGTATCCGGAGGGAGGATTTACATTCTAAATGTCTTACCACAATCACTGCATCGAACAAAGACGGTCGCAGATTCATCCGCACGTCGCGTTTGTTTGGAGAAGGAAAAGGTTTTCTTGCTTCCGCATTTACACTCAATAACACCTTCTTCCACTTGCGGTGGATTGACCAGAAAATCATCGTATTCTTTTTGTTTTTGTTCCAGGGCCTCGAAATTAGAATGATTCCATCCTATTTTCTTGGCCTTGATTGTCTGTAATGAATCGTGGAGTTTAAAGGAGCAATAATAATCCGCCAGGACCTCAAAACAAAGATAATTCGCATAATCGGGATCCTTGTTCGCCGTACGCCATAAAATCTTGGCAATCGTCTTTCGATTGTGATCTTTCTTGACAAAAGAATTGAGACTGACCTCACAATGAAATTCAAAATCTTCAAAGGCCGTAGTTGCGGTGTTGGTGGAACCAGGGGGGTTATTTTCTGTCGTCATTGATTTTTATAGATGCTTGTAAAAGACAGACAGAGATTCATTTTTTTCTGTACCGAAGAACCATTTCATCCAGATGATGATAAAAGACTCGGTGAGAGGAATCACCCACAATTTCAAGATAGGTTTGATAAAGACAGGAAGGCATTTTTTCCAAGAAACGACGTAACCTCTGCATCATCGCGGGATATACCAGAAGCATGAAATCACTTTTGGTAAAGTGCCGTTCTGGAACTTCGTACATCTCCAGGATGATCTTTTTCAAACAGGAAAGCATCGGATGCTGAAAAATAACATCATACTTATTACGATCGCGTAATAACAAGGGTACCGGTACACGCATCGTGAAAACAAACGAAGGGTGATGTCTGGAATAATAAAAAACACGACGATCCCAGGCATGATCGACAAGCCGTACGTTATGAAGAAGCTGTCCAGGAGTTAGATAAGAAAAAATGATACAAAAAATATCGTTCATCGGTTTCCTTGACGATTTATCGTCTTAAATCAACATTCAAAGCGGTCCGAGAGCTGGTGGGCGCGTTGCAAGACCTTTTTGTATTTCCATTCTCCTGCGCGGGACTTGGCGGCGCGGAGGCCACGACAGTTGTAGGTGCATGGCATGGTTTTATTACAGATGGGGAACTTGAGGTTATTGGGGTCAGGGATGAGAAAACAGGATTCACCACATTGGTTGAAAAGTTCTCGGCGTTGTCCAACACTATCGGGCTTATTCTGTCCCCAAGATATATTGGAATGATCCACAGGATAGTTGGCAAAGTTTTCGGGAACGCGGTAGGAATCCTCGGTAGGGGGTTTATACGATGGCATCATCTTGTATGGAGCTTGAGGTTTGAGTACGCCTCGATGGACAAGATCATTGTAAACCGCACCTCCTTGTCGTACCCATCGATGGGTCTCGGGATTCAAATATTTTTTAATCTGCGGAGACATGACTGTTTTAATTTTTAAAACTTTTTTCCTTTTTTTTTCTATTCTAATAAATAGAAACACCTATAGAAAATATAAAATGGGAAGACTTCGTAGAACACAACAAATTTTCGCCCAGCTCCGTGGGGATGCTGAAAGACAACAACGCGAGGAAGCGGAAAGAAGACGCGAGAATGAGGAACGTGAGAGGCGGGAGAGGGAGAGTGCGGAGCGTCGTGAGAATGAACGTCGGGATGCCATTCGTCGCAAGAAGGAAACCTATGAAAACGATCCTACAATCATCAAACTGCGTACCATCCAGGCCGGTCTGAAGCTGGAGAATGGATTTTTCGGCCAGCACATGGTTAACCAAGAAATGAGTGTGCGCTTCATCGAACCCAGTGATGTGGTTCTGGAGCTCGGAGGTAACATCGGAAGAAACAGCCTCATCATCAGCACCCTTCTCTCCGATTCCAAGAATCTTGTGGTTCTTGAATCCGATGCCAAGATCGCCAAGACTCTTGAAAAGAACCGTAATAACAACAACTTCCAATTTGTTATCGAGGCCAAGGCGCTGTCCAAGCAACCGCTCATCCAGAGAGGTTGGTGGACGAAGCCGCTTCCCGAGGGCGAGGTACCCAAGTACTGGACCCCTGTGGACATTATTGATTTTGAGACCCTGCAGTCCACGACCGGTCTTACGTTTAACACCCTCGTCGCGGACAGTGAGGGTTCTCTGTACTATTCCCTGAAAGAGGATGCTTCGATCCTGGATGGCCTGGAGAAGGTCCTCTTGGAGAATGATTACTGGGCCGCCCGTTCCCAACAGGACGAGGTGCGTGAGATTCTCACCAGCAAAGGCTTTTCCGTGGTCTTTGACCGCGAGTCGGGCCTTAGCCGTCCCTCGTTCTGGCAGGTCTGGACCAAGCCGGCTGCTGTTCCTGCTCCTGTGGTGGAGGTAGTGGAGGCGGTAGTGGAAGAGGAAGTAGTGGAGGAAGTAGTGGAGGAAGTAGTGGTGGAGGAGACCCCTGCTTCGACAGAAGCCTAATTTTTTTTCAATTTCTAAAAATTGAAAATCATTTCCCTATTTATCTTTTGGTTCTAAAGACAGTACTCGCCTTCTATGCTTCCCCTGTACAGCAACTCTAAGCCTTTTCCTTATCGTAGTGGAAAAATAGAGAATATCAACGAATCAACGAATAATATTCAGGTTGTTGTTGTTGTGGTGGCAACACGGGGGGAGGAGATGGATCGTAATGAAACGATTCCTCGGAATCCATAGAATCGATATTCTTCATAGCAACAGAAGAACCCTTGTTCACAATCACAATAATGGCAATCAAAAGCCCAATACTCACCAAACTAAAGAGAATGGCAAGAATCATAAGAGCCTCCATGTTCTTTTTTTATTGGACGCACGTAATAAAAAAAAAATTAGAATAATATTTTTTCCTTTGACTCGCTTTCTGATTTAAAAACATTCACCAATGTCTTTAAAAAAAAATGTACGGAAGCTATAATACGGCGTATCCAAAGAAAACTATGGAGGAGGCCACCGCTGTTATCAAACATTCGGAACATGCGCCCGAGTTGCTCTCGCGTGGTCAGTTGATGGAGGCGTTACAACCGCACAAGATTGTGGTGGTGAGTGCGTGGGCAGAATGGTGTAATCCATGCAAGGTGGCCTGTAAGAAGCTGGATGCGCTGATAACCACGCCGTCTGATCCACGTGATCCCCAAAGTTCACGAATCCTCGATTATATTCAGAATGGTTATATACAATTTTTTAGCGACAACATAGGGAACGAGGAGACCTCGGTCCATAGGAGCCAGGTGAGCGTGGTTCCTACTTTTTTCATCTATTACAATAAGAAATTGGTGGATGTTCTTACGAATCTCGAATTTGACAAGATGGTGGTGAACATCCAGCAGTTGCTAACGCAAGAATACCAGCGACGGCAGCAGCCTCAGCCTCTGCCTCCCATTCCACAGGAATCGATGCATCCAGTGCCTCCACACCCGCACGGGTCTGTAGAATACCAATAATCTCGGTCAAAATGCATTTCACCGCTTCACAATCAATCCGATTATAGGCTTCCAGTGTCTCACGCAGGGTATCATTCGATCGATCCTCGCGATAATAAGAAAGGGCAATGGCGATACTGGCCTCACCGTCTTCGCAATCCAGATCGCAATATCGGAAAGGAACCTTGCCGTGTCGATGAAACGCAGGAATCATGCTTTTTAGACTGAAATCCAGCGCACCGTGCACCACCACGGTCCCAGATCGCATCAGATCACATGCATCGTGCCAGTTGTTGATCTCCGAGGCCTCTTTTTCCAGACCGTGACGCAGACATTGCTTTCGCCACATGGTTTTTTCGGCATGCCAGTACCAGAACCGCATTCCCGGATAGCGATTCGAGAGGAATGTACAGTAGGTATTGAATTCTTGCAAAAGATTCTTTTCGGCCTCGGGTGTGAGCGCAGAGGCCCACAAGCAATGATATTGAGACCCCCAATACACACCGATCATGTAGATCGTACCATCCTCGAGATACTCGAAATCAAAAAACGCGTGTCTTTTGGTTGCACCCGGCTCCATCAATACAGGCCACTTATTCGACAATTCCGGATCAACGCGCATCCACTCAAAATCCTCGGTACCAGGATCCTGACGATTGATCTGTACAATCTTTTCCAGCGTGGATGCCTTCTTGTTCTCCGTGATGCCCACCAGCGCCGGGGTAAAATGCGGGTCACGCCAGGATCTCACTCCATGAGAAAAGGCGCGTTGGCGATGCTGATCACTGCACATCCACAGCTCGGTAATCTCCCCCAGCTCATAGCTCATCTGTTTCTTGATGGGTTTCCAGATCTTGTCATTGCGGAGAACTTTGGATTCCATGTTGGGAAGAAATCGAACATTCGCCTCACGAAGCCTTTCGAGAAGATCTCCTGCACCCAGACATGGAGCCACGCGCTTGATACGTCGCACATCCCGGACCATGGTCCGAATATCGGCACGCTCCTTGTCCGACAACATCAGGATTTTGGTCTCTCCATTCTTGTCGACAAGAATCAATCTCTCCGAGTCAACATACTCCGGATAGAGCGCCGCGCCGTAGAGAAGCACCATCTCGGCCTTTCGTCGATGATACTCACTTAACTTGTGAACCGAATCGCATAGATAGAGAATCACATAATCAGTACCCGGATCTATGGTCATGTCCAAACATGGCAAAAGCAGATCTCTGCGAAGAATACCATCCATACATCCCTGGATATGGGAGGCTGTATTGCGGAAATAGACCTTGTGTAAATATCCAATCTTTTGGTTCAGCCAGGGTGTCACCAATTTCTTCTCTTCGGAATATCCAATATATTTATACTGTTGAGCATCATGGTTCAGTTTGCTTGCCATGGTATGCAAAAAATCGTAAGCAATCTTCATCTTGGGTTTGGAGAGTTTACGGATGTGATCGTTCTTTTTTTCTTGAAGATCAGTGTCGTGGGCATAAAGAACATCCAGGACGTAGGTCAGACAATCATTGTTCATCAACGCATACAATTCCGAACAATCAATGTAGATGGGTGCGGATTCGTTGGGAAGGCACAGTAAAGGAGCACCATCAGCGGTACTTCGAGTTCGAGTTCGAATTCTATAATGAGGAGCGGTCATGATCATCTTCTTCTTTTTTTCTTTCAGAGATTTCTTAAAAAAGAGTTAAAAAGACCCTCCTTTTGACTCTTCAATTTTTTTTTATAAAAACAACTTTTGACTTAAAGTGTAAGAGCATGAAATAAAAAAAAGAGAAAAATGTGCGGAATATGGGTATGTGTTGGGGAGGACAGCGATGTGCTTTCTTTACATGAGATTTTCAAGGCAAACCAAAAGAGGGGTCCGGATGATTTCCAGATCATGAAATTGGCTAACGATACCGTCACCATGGTTTTTTATCGTCTTGCTATCCGGGATGTTCGCCCAGAGGGTATGCAACCTTTTTTACGTCAATGTTCTTTAACGGGAGATCAATACGTGCTTGTGTGCAATGGTGAAATCTATAATTACGATCAATTGTTGGCGGATTTTCCCATGGTGCAAAGCCGATTGGTATCCAAAAGCGATTGTGAAATCATTTTGGAATTGTATCTTCATCTTGGAAACAACATGGGGGCCGTCTTGGAATACATCCGTGGGGAATTTGCGTTTGTATTGGTGGAAATCGATGGAAAAACGTCCACGGTCCGTCAGGGTTATGCTGCTCGTGATCCCTATGGTGTGCGTCCTTTATTTATCGGTTCCGCGACCACCACGACCGACAGGATCGTATTTTCCAGCCTGCTCCAGGGTCTGAGCGGTGGAAGCATCGTGGATCCCTCCACTGCTCGTCAGTTACATCCTGGTCATATTTTGGCATTTGGCGCGGGAGGAGCGGTGCAATGGCAGAAACCGTATTATGCCCCGCGTGTGTTTTTCTTATCCTCGTGTTCCTCGGCGTTGACCGTGGAAGAGGGAGAAATCGCGTGTTATCGCGAGGTGTGTGATCGGTTGATAGAGGCGGTGCGCCAACGGATGATCTCGGACCGACCCGTAGGGGCTCTTCTTTCTGGTGGATTGGATTCCTCGCTGGTAGTAGCCATTGCGCACAAAATCCTCGGGGTACCGGTCCAGACGTTTACGATTGGTCTGGACGGATGTGAATCTACAGATATTCGCTATGCACAAGAAGTTATCGATCATTTGAAGATCGGGGACGAGGCTACTATTGTGCGTCTGTCTGTGCAAGAGGCTCTGGTAAGCATCGAGGAGGTTATCCGGGAGTGTGAGACGTATGATATTACGACCATCCGTGCTTCGATCATGCAATACGCCATGGCTCGTCATATCCGGGATCATACAACGATCCGCGTAATTCTGAATGGGGATGGTGCCGATGAGGTTCAGATGGGTTATCTCTATTTCCGGATGGCGCCTCATGCCATGGCGGCGCGACATGAGAATCTAAAACTGTTGCGTGAGATTCATTTCTTTGATGGATTGCGGGTGGATCGATGCCTGGGAGCCATGGGTTTGGAAGCCCGACTGCCATTCCTGGATATTGATTTTGTCGATTATTTCCTGAGCCTGCCCACTGAATGGACGGCGCCCTTGAACGGTCGTCCAGAAAAATCGCTGATACGCAAAGCGTTTCATTTCTGTTATCCAGATTTGTTGCCTGAATCCGTGCTTTTTCGACAAAAGGAGGCATTTTCGGACGGGGTTTCTTCTTCAACAGATTCCTGGCATCAACGACTGAAAAATCATGTCGAGCAACTTGTATCGGTAAATCCTCTGTCTTTTGATACAGGCGTGAATCCGCCCATCAGCACAGAAAGTCTTTATTACCGATCCATTTTCACCAAATATTTCCCGGGTATGGATCGCATTATACCTCATTTCTGGCAACCCGCGTTCACAACGACCTCGGATCCGTCGGCAAGAGAATTGGCAATCTATACGGAGTCATCGTCAACGTCATCGTCATCGTCAACGTCAACGTCAACGTAGATACATCAAGCGTTTACCGTTGTGACAAGGTTTTCTCCCAGCTGTTGTAGGATTTCATCTCGGAATAGAGCATGCATACGAAGAAAGACCTCTGCGTCATCCGGAGATTTTGTAAAACTGGTTCGGAAAAAATCAATATCTTTATTCATCATCTGTATAAACATGGACTGTATAAATTCCCACGTCACCGATCCCTTTGCATTTATATACCTCGAAAATCTCAGCAAAATCTTGTCCGGAGTCGACTTTTTATTATGCAATGCCGATAGCCCGCATAATAAAAGCGTATATAGTCCAGAAAGATGATGCACTTCCGCGCTATTCATGACCTCTGGATATTGATCCCGTAAAAAATCATAGATTTCCATGGCGGATGATAGTGTTTTGAAACACTTGGGGTAGCTCCGTGGCCGAAGATATAAACGACGCACCTCATATAAGATAACATCTTCTTTTATTTTGGACATTTTTTCCTCTTATTTCATTACGCAATATATTTTTTTTACTTTATTCGATATGATTTAAAGCAAAAGCCGTTAAAAAACAAATTAAACCATGATTCAAGAATCCAGGTCATGTGCTATATGTGCGAATGACTATACGGTACAGGCCAGGAAAAGAGTGCAATGTCCATACTGTCAACACGAGTGTTGTGCCCAATGCGTCAAGCGTTACATCTTGTCTATTCGGGATGATCCATGCTGTATGAATTGTAAACATGGATGGAATAAGGATTTTATCGACGAGCAGTTGACACGTAATTTTCTGTCCGGGGAATACAAGAGACATCGTGAGGAGGTCTTGCTTGAGCGTGAGAGCTCCTTTTTTCAAGAAACCGTCGGACTTATGGAAAGAAACAAGGAGCAGACGGACCATTGTCAGACCAAGATTAAGGGATTGGCAGCGGAACGACGTGAACTTCAACGAAGAATCTCCGAGACGAGTCGATCCATTCAAAATTATCGGAATACTTTGGCTCATCTTGAGTTGGATGCGACTCACACCGTTTCGGATATCCGCACTCCATTTGAGAAGAAAACTACTTATATTCGCACGTGTCTTGCCGACGGTTGTAAAGGATACATCAATCAACGAGGAAATTGTGGTCTTTGTGGTCTTATCATGTGCACCCAATGTCATGAGATAAAGAGTCAGGACGAAAATGCGGAAGAGCATCAGTGTCGACAGGAAAATATCGACTCGGTGGCTCAAATCAAAAAAGAAACACGTACCTGTCCTCAATGTCATGTAAATATCTACCGAATCGACGGATGTCGCCAGATGTGGTGTACTCAATGCCACACCGCCTTTGATTGGCGAACCGGAAATATCATTCGTGAGCGGATTCATAATCCTCATCTCTATGAATGGGAAATGCAACAACAACAACAACAACAATCTTCTACCTCCTCGGGCAATGACGCAGGAGGCGTCGGAGCCTGTAGAGATAATGAACTTCCCCCTTTGAGTGTTCTTCGAACGTTTACCCAGAATCATAATACCAGTGTTCTGATCAAACGACGATTATTTGATGTTCATCGTAATACCCAGCACATTCTGGATATAGAGATTCCGAGGATTGAGGTCCATGATACTCGGAATCATGGTTCAGGGGAGCTCTTTTATCGAAACATTAAATTACGTGTTCAATATCTTCGTTCTTTTCTTGCACGAGATGATTTCAAGAATCAGCTCGTCCTCCGCGAGAATCGAATCCAGAAAAATCGCAATTTTCAACAGATCCTGGAAATGGTATCTCAGGCCTGTATCTCTTTCTTTCATGAACTTCTCCGTGTTGTCGGTGAAGAGGAAAAACAGAATGAAACGAATTGTCCACGAGCCCGAGAAATCAATTTCCTAAAAAAAGTCGATACATTGGTCACTTACACTAATACACAGCTCAGTGCCCACACCAAGAGATTCAAGATTCGTGGTTATGTATTATCTCCTACTCTGGAGATCGCACGATCTTGATTGCACCAGTTTTTGTAACACGCTCATGGCTTTGGAAGCAGAAAGAGCAGGTGTCGTCACTGATCCGGTATTCTTGATAGACGAGTTGTTTAGATAATTTGTTAATGGAGTACCAAGCCGTCCATGAGCCTGATCCGCGGATAAGTCTGAAACTACCGAGGACGAGCATTCCTCATCGATCGTATTAAACTCTGGATTGAAATTGGATGATTGAAAAAATGTCGATGATGAAGTGTCCGCTGGAGGTTTTGGTAAACTGATAGTATTTTTATTGGTATTATTCTTTTTTTGAATACGGAACGTCGAGTTCGTCTCCGGCGCAGGCCTTGGTAGACTGATGGCATTAAAATGATTAGAATTGTTTTCCAATTGCACCGCTTTCTGTATTTGAAAATTCGTATTGACCGAAGGATTTACAAACTCGGAAACACGAAATGGTTCTATCTTGGACAAACGGATTGGACGATATGAGGTAAAAGAAGTCATTAAATTATATTTATTTAATATCTTGAACAGAAAAAAAAATATTTTGAAAATTTTTTCAGGGTAAATAGACGTATTTTGTCTCGGGTGTGGTCTCCTCTAACTCTATATATTCCTGTTTGATTAAATATTCCAATTGGGTCTGGATCAACATGGGGTCCCGTGTCAGATCTCTCATTTCTCGGAGCAGATCATTCATCGTCTGAGGGCCTTTCTTGCACAAACGAACGACTCTCGCCCTTACAACATAGCCCGTGTCCATATTCGTAACGACGGCGGGTGTTCCCCCTCCTTCTTCCTCTTCACTCCCACGGATTCGTGGAAGCTCCCATGAATGATCCTTCGTCTTGCTCTCAAATCGCATATTGAGACTAAAATGGTCCTTCTCGGGACAGAGTCGTTTGGGATTTCCTGTTTTAAAAACCAAGGGAGGATTTCGACGACAAAAAGAGTGAAGTACGGCTCTTAGTGAATCATTTCCTGTTAGGAAAGAAGCACAACGCTGGCGTAGATCTTCCCACGTCTTGCTCGTGGACGACGAGTCCATGAACCCGTACCGAAGCACAAGATACTGCATCACCGACATGCGGAAACAATAGGAAGAAGAAGAAGAAAACGTGGTCTCCAGGAATACGAGACTCTCCCATAAATGAAAAGAAAAGGTGCGCATGGGATGTTGTGACTTGTAAAAGGCCAATATATTTTTACCACTCTCTCGAAGGATAGGACAAGGGATTCCCTCGACATGAACCAACTTTAACTGAGAATTTCGCATAAACATCTTCTCGGAAAAGACAAATAAATTACATCGCAATGAGGATGCTGTGTTTGTAGCGACGGTAGAACTAAACGCCCTCGTCAACGATAAAGACCCACGCGAATCATTGACCAGATTCTCCAGCTTGTACAAGAGAGGCTGTTGGATGTATTTTCGCATCTCCTCCATCGGAATCGTTGGAACTATGCCTTGCATACCAATTAATCGTGAATAAAACAGCTTCCCATAATAAAGGATAAAATCTTCCTTCCTCTCCAGAATCCCCACGATGAATAGAAAATTACATGGATCGGACTCTACCAATCTTGCAAATAATGTGTACAACGATGGAAACCCCTGGAACAACGCGGACACCGCTAAGCAAAATTGACGATAAATCTCCTCTCCCAATTCATGATGTCCCTCTCGTTGCAATTGCACCTCCAGCGCCTTTAGATGGTCATGATAACGTTTGATAAGAGGGAAAACATTCGGATGCGGATAGAGCTGAACGATGTTATTATGAATCGATTCCAGAAATGCTTCCTTGGAAATGAGCACCAGCACCATCATCACCTCATAACGTGCGTGAAGGATGACCGAAGAAGCATGTTCCCGTACCAGAAAGGTTACGGAAGGTATTTGAAAACAATCCACCATGACGGAGAATAAATCCTTTCGCAGAGTCGGAATCGCCAGCTTCTCGGAGACTTCAAGAATGTGTAATTCCTGATGATGATATAACGACATGACTTTATCCAAAGAGAGCTCTGCTCCTGCAGGTAATGGAAATATGGACGAAAAATAGCCACGGTATCCCTCCATCAGTGAGGCAATACATCGGTTCATTCGAAGTTTTTCACGATTCATATAATGAAAGAGCTGGGCACATTGTTTTATTTCTTTTTCATTTCCTGTGTAACGCTGAAGCTGATCGGAACATCGTTTTTCCATCCACGGCCACATTTTTCGAAGAAAGATATCCCTGCATTGCTCTTCCAGCGTCATCATCTTGAACTTGAGAACAAAAAACTTGTTCAGATAGCGAAAGGCAAAATTGACATTGCTACAAAAAAAAGAGAAAAGCTCGCTGTAAACAATGATTTCCTCCACACTCGGCTTGAATAATTGTAAAAGCCGATCTGACAACTCATTAACAAAATCATCCACGCTTTTTTCATGCAATCGATACAGCAAATGATTGACATTCTTGTTGGTGGAAAAATCATCGATGCATTTCTTGTATACAAAGGTATAGATATCCATCAATTTACTATTTTCCCATAAAATCGGTTTCTGATCCATTACCCTTTCTGATAGATCCTTCACCTCTTGAAGGAGAAAGGAGTATTCTTCAAGGTCTTCTTGATCGTCGTGCATTTTTTTTTAAATAATCGTTGTAAAAATTCATGGGGTATAGAGGAATCAGTTTTATGTGGAAGCAATTTCATCACGACACATAGGACACGTTGGATGTTGAATAATCCATGCATCAAGACATGCACAATGAAAGTAATGTTGACATCGCTTGATTTGACGACAAATTTCTTGATCATTTAATGATTGACGACAGATGCTACAAATTTCTTCCTCATTTTCATCGGAATGTCGGTAAACAAACAACTCTGTAAAACGATTCGTATCCCCAAGAGTCATCACACGTTCCGTCGTCGGTGGTGCCGTCGCCTCCGCGTCTGCTGTCTGGAATCCAAACACAATCTGCACCTCTCGTTGCGGTGCTTCTTCTTCTTCTTCCTCTTCTTCCTCTTCTTCCTCGTCGTCCTCGTCGTCCTCCTCATCCTCTACCTCCTCTTCGTTCGTATCTTGATTCTCATTCTCGTTTCCATTTTCATTGGAATTGGTTTGATTGGTAACAACAACACCCTGTTGCATTACCGTTTGTAAAATGTTTTGCAACAACCCCGAGAGAGACGATGCCGTAAACGGCGGAGCACCAGAACCCGAAGACGTTGAAGACGTCGAAGACACAATTCTTCTTCTCCTTGATCTTGGTCTTGGTCTTGGTCTTGGTCTTCGAGTCGCGTTTCTATTCTCATCGGCTTGCGACGACGACTCCGACGTATAGACATGAATCTGTAATCCAGGAAAAAAATTCATAGCTCCAATCAATAATCACGTTTTTTCTATCCCCATCACACGCATCTTTAAACCACCCTCTCCCTTCTCATTAAAAAAATTTTTGATTTAAAGAATGGGATATTCTTTAATAAAAACAAAAAATAAAGGGGGCGTAGCTCAGATTGGTAGAGCGGCCGTTTAGCTTACGGCAGGTCGTTGGTTCGATTCCATCCGCTTCCATACCCTCCTACGGAGGTATTACAGAAATCCAGTTTCATTCGTAGTGATAAAGAGGGGTGAGTCGGACGAAGTGAGCGAGGACTGGAAAGACGAGACGAGAGTATTACAGGTACTGTCATAGGTGTACACCTCTCCCGTGCTGGATAACAGATACAGAGAATTGCTGTCTTGTCCCTTGCCATTGATCATGGCCGTGGGAGAGAAGGGGAGAGAAATCGTGCCATCCACTGTCAGAGGTAAATTGGTAATATTATAATAGATATATTGATTCAGGCTGGGAAGAGGGGCGTAAAAGAAATTCTTGTTGAGAAAGAATTGTCCTGGTACAGTGGGAAGATCTATATCTAACCCGATTATCGTTTGTCCAAAGACAAAAATTTTGATTTTTTCAGTTTGATATTCTTGCGCGAAAAGTACTCGTGACGTATCCAGCGCCAAAAGCCCGAATTGAGTGTTTGCAGTTGTTTGCAGACTTAATCCAGAACTATACAGGGGTGTTCCATGTGTGATCGTCAGAGAAGATGTGATCGTGTACTCGGAAATAAAATACTTGGTGTTGTTTCCATTCTTTGCCGTCACCGAGATCTTGACAAGAAAGTCTTGCGATCCACCGGTGGTGGATGCGCCTGCGATCCCACTGCTATACTCCACCGTGTATTCGAATCCATCGATTGTCTCGCTCTCCAGTGCGAATGTCTTGAGCAAGGCGCCGGTCGTGGCATTAAATATGTAAAGATTGGCGTTGCTCGAGCTTACGGTGTAAAGATAATCGGTATTGGGATCGTAGACGATGCCTGCGATATTGGGAACCGAGCTGATAGAAAGCGTGGTTGCGGTTCCCGTTGTGGTTGTGGATTTGATAAGAGACGTTCCCGACAAAAAGAGGACATTGACGTTCGTGGGAGGAGGCGCCAGACCAAAGCTGTCGATGTAATAAAGCAGTGCGATCACAAGTTTTTCACACGCGCTGTAATTCTTACAGGCAAATTCCGATTGGAGCGTACGCAGGTACGATGGGATGGTAGTGGCCGGGGGGAAGGTGGCCACGAGATCCTTGTATTCCTGATAGAGCGCAATAATATCGGTCTGAGTGAGAAGGGTTAGAAGACTCTCAATCACAATCCCAAGATTGGTGATGGTGGGGAATGTCAGGAAGGCGATCAGGGCGTTGAAAAAGAGCTCGAGATCGGTTAGAATGGTCTGACTGCAATCGTCCGTGGCGAATCCGGAGAGGAGTGCCAGCAAACCATTGATCGTGGACAAGGCGTTCACGAGACCCGACGGTATCCCGTTGGCAATGAGATAGAGCAGATACTTGTCCAGGATAGTGAGCAAAATTTTGATCCCGGCGTTGAGGGCAATAGAGCTCGTGTAATAGAAGATGCCAGTGGAGGCGATGTTCACGACAATGGAAAGCGTTGTCCCATTGGGAAGCGTGATGGCACCGATATCCAGGATAAAGAGAAACGAGGAAATGGATTGGATGAATACCGGGAGGTCGGTGCGTGGGGGTGAAAAGAGTGCGGTGTAATAATTCTGGAGGAAGGGCACGGAACAAGAGGTGGTGATGAAAAAACGATTGGTTGTTGAGGAATAGATCAGGGGGCAGGAAGGACTGCATCCGGATTGGAGATTAACAGTGGTGGTTTGATCGATATACAGCGTCCCGGGAAAATTCTGGACATTGAGGATGAATTTGTTGGTGGCGCCGACAAACATAAACGGCTGGATCGATTGGTTGATATAGAAATGTCTGCTGGCCAGGAACGCAAAAAGCGCTCTGGAGAAAGGAAAACATCCTATGGCCTTGATCAGCTGTTGCAGACAGCATCCTACCTGATTAGAAATGAGGCCTGTGGACAGGTCATTCAGGATAACGGTGAGGAGATTGGGCGTGCTGTTTAGCAGAGAAGCAATGAATTGTTCGTAAAATATCAGGGTCTGTTGGCTGGTGGTGTTGGTATCCACGACGATCTGTGTTCCCATCGACGTGGAAATGACTCCAATGTCTGCATAGACCTCATTCACGGGGTCTTGGATCAAGACCAGCACCTTGAGATTGGCGATGTTGGCCAGGACGTTCGTGGCGTCCAAATTGGGATTCTGTTCGAGGTATTTTTGGACAAGGGGAAGGCTATTGGTTCCAGTAAAGATGAGCACGTACGGCTGGCAGCTGCAGGGACTGCTCTGTTTGTAGATGGTGGAACAGAGATTATCGATGAAAAATAATATCGTCACGGGCGCAAACAGGGTTGTATCCAGGCATTCAGAAATGGTGATACCGAGTCCATTGGCGATTTTAATGTAATCGCCAAAACTGGGGTCGCATGGACTCAATATGCACGAGGCATTACAATTGGGATCGACGACAGTGGTGCAGGGTGACGCACACGTTCCACTTCCACAGCACGGTTTCATTTTCTATTTTTTTTGGTTCTATCTATCTTATACAATTCTATTTTTTTTTCACACATTATTTGCTGGACCAAAAAAAAATAGAATATTATCATAATAAAACGTTCAGACCATGGTTTTGAATCTACCACTAAAGAAACTGCGTCGTACTTCGGGTTATATAACACAACCGGAGTCTGATGAATATTCTAAATGCCTCCATATCCTGAAAGCCAACCCTTTTGTTTTTGAAGACGAGTCTTTTCTCGACGAGATCCCCGTTTTTGTACAACTCGATGAGACGATAAAACAAAGAATGCGTAACATAGCCTCTTCTATCCTATTGAAGCCTCGTATCGAGCAAGCTCTGAATCAACTTGGAAAAATTCAAGCCGAGCTTTTTTCCCGTGAGGGTATGGACAGCTCTGCAGTCGATATTTTGATTGACTTTTTAAAAGAGGCGTTGCGGATCGTAACAGAAGACCAGGAACTAAGCGATCATCAAAAGAAGAATCGTCTTGTCAAAGGTATCAATTCACGTTTAGGGATCATGCTTCACGATGATAAAGACAATAAAACCGGTTTTCAGTCCAATGTTCAGAGTGTCCTCCAGATAACTCATGATCTGTACTCGCGCCTGTGTCCACGCGGACGCGGAACCATAAACCCTCTCCGATTAAAGAAATTCGCAATGTACCTTGGTACGATCACCACAACAAGAAAAACAGCATGTATCGACGGACGTATTGATGAGATTGCCAGTTACGTGTACAAGAGTGATTATATCCTCGATCCTAATCAGCCCTTTTTAATGAATATCACTCGTATTATCCATCGTGTAGCGAAACAGAAAGAAATGGAGTTGTACACGTTTATGACCGAATTATGGAATGAAAGCACGTTTACTCCTTTCTATATAATGGCACTCCAGAACCCAAAAGTGAGGAAAGAATTACTGGATAATGGTGTTGTTGATGCCGATCAACTCCAGTCCATCGAGGAAAGATTTGAAGACGGTATCTATCCATCGGACGAGGCCTGGAATATCCTTTACCATATATTTCAATTCTTGATGGAGAATTACATAATAAACTGGGAATCACGAGACGAAAAGACTATTCTTTTGCTATCACCACTAAAGCAACAGCAACAACAACAGCAACAACAACAGCAACAAGAGGATTTTTAAAAATAAGGACAAGGATCCGCACTGCGAATAGGGGCTCTCTTTAGCCTATTTAAAGCGCGCCAACTGCCCAATACACCTATCTCTGCATGTTTTCTTATCCTGCCTTTTCACCACCCTGTTCTACCGGGGTGGATGGTTTTTTTCATGTCTTTTTGTCAAAAATATATTTTTTTTTGGTAGGAAATCAAAAAAATAAAGTCTCTGAGAATTTAAAATTTTTTGAAAAATCTCAAATACTTTTTATTTTTGATTTCCATTTCTTGAAAAAAAAACATATCATTACCGCTATTTGCTTTCTTTACTCCATGATATCTGGTTGAGGAGAGTTGTGATGATGGCCATTCTTTTTTATTAAATTTAAAAAAAAAATAAAAAAAGAATATCGATAAAATTATAATTTCATGAATGCCTTTTTCTCCATCGCAGTCGAATTTATAGGTACCTTTATTTTCCTGATGGTTATTGGTGTCACCGCGAGCATGGGTACCCGTTCCATCGCCCCATTGGCCATGGGTCTTGCACTCGCCGTCGCCATTTATGCCTTTGGAGCCATCTCAGGTGGTCATTTTAATCCCGCGGTGACCTTGGGTGCCTCGGCCTCCAGTGGATGGCATAACAAGTATATTGGATACATTATTGCACAGATTATCGCCGGTGTGTGCGCCTTTTTGTTTGCCAAATACAGTGATATCATGGAGAAGAGTGTCACACAGGCGTTACAGTAGTGGGTGGAACGTAATTGGTAATAATCAATTCTTGTACATGAGCCTTGCTAAGAGTTGAGATGTAGGGAACATCCAATCCAAAGAGGAAAAATTTCCTACCAAAAAGTTCTTCTACTCTATCATCGCGATTATAGGACATGATAAATTTTCCTTGGAGCTTGCAACAAGCCTCATACAATTCGACGGGATCCACACCGTTCCCCTCGTACAGCTTTTCTTTCCCCATGTAGGGAGGATCGAGATAAAAAAACGTGGTGGATGAATCATATTTTCGCATCACTTCCCGGTAGTCTTTATTCAGGATGACGGATTTTTGAAGTGCCTTTTGCAAAAGAGGCAACGTTTCCAGGAAATTCCTCCCACGCGTCTTCGGTTTAGTGGCATAACCACCGGACTTGTCTCCCGAAAAGGAATAGTAGCTGAGATACAGGTTTCGAAAGAGGCGTGCATGAGGCTCGTCGGACGAGTTTTCTTTGAGATGATAAAAAAAATCACGGTTTCCCTCCCATGGCATCGATTCCATTTTTTCTTTCGAGATACGAGTTACATCCTTCCACATGTCATAGATATCTCGATCCAAATCATTCAAAACAATCTTGGTGGAAGACCGTGGTTGTTTTGGTTGAGAGGCCATATACAAAAACACCTGGGCCGATCCGGCAAACGGTTCGACATAGGTAGTGAATCCTTCTTGAGGAAATGCGTTTACGAGCCGTGGTGCAACACGATGCTTACCACCAATCCGTGTAAAGAAATAAATACGACGACCCATTTTATTTCTTGGATGGCTTTTAAAAAAAAAAATTATAAAACCTAACAATAGAGAATGAGTCACGTTATTTGTTGTCCAGACGATACCCTGCTTTATCAATACCTTATTCCAACGCCGACACCCACTCCGACACCGACACCGACACCTACACCCACACCGTGCCCTACGCCATGCCCTACGCCATGCCCTACCCCATGCCGTATCCAATGGGTTCCGCTTGGTTGATTGGATTTGCAAAAAAAAAACTTTTATTTTTGAGAGAGCGCAAATAATAAAGAAATTTTTATTATTTCATTTCCAATTCCATTGGTAATTTTGTTCCTTTCTTTCTTTTACTGAACCAACAAGCAACAACAAACATATTACGACGATGTATAGAGGTCCAAAAAAAAAAACTACTACTCTAAAAAAACTCGAGATACGCCTCGACAAGGTTGGGGTTGAGACGATATCCCTGGGCGGTATCGCCGACAAGGATGCGACCGAAAATCCAGGAACTGGGGATGTACGGCTGGATCAGATGAGAAAGGGTCACACTCATCTGGTCCTCATTCTTGCAGAGAGCCTTGATCTCATTCACCGAATACACCTTGTCATGTTCCAGGCGACGCATAAACCCGCCAATCTTGGTGACATCGTCTTCCGATCCCCATTTGGGAAACATCTTCTCACGTAGCCTTTTCTCATCCTGCTCCACGGTGTAGGGCTCGCTCTTCTTCTTTGAAGCCTTGTCCTCAGCCTCCTCGTCCTCGGGCTCCTCGGGAATCATACCCAATCCAAACTCCTCCATGCTCAGACCTCCATCATCGGGCGTGTCCACGATGACCCCTCCGAATTTCCCTCCCTTCTTCCCCGAAATCTTTCCCTGGGGAACCTTTTTCTTGTGAAAGGTCATCGTCTGGAGCGCCTCCGCAATCGGAGTATCCTCCATCCCGTCCGTGCGCTGATAGACCTCTTCCTGGAGCTGATGTCCCCTCTTGAGATCTCGTTCGTTCTCGAGCGTGCAATGAACACGGCAGATCAGGTCGTCGGTAAAGATGCCACAACCACGCTGATCCTGCATCTTGTTGGCAATCTCAGCGTCGTGAGAGGGACGCCAGAAAAAATCCGACAAATGCCACTTGTAATCATGGCTGACAATGTTGAGACCACGCCCCACCATGTTCTGGGCGATGATGAGGATCCTGGGAAAGCGTTTCCACCACGCGGGCTGTTTCTTGAGCCACTGAAGCACATGACGAAGGCTGCCCCCACGACAGATCAGGCGATTCCCCTGTCTCTTCAGTTTCTTGCTACAAGCCGGCAGCTGAAGATCGACCCGTTTGCTAAGAAGGGGTGCATAAATCTCGATGCACTTGCCGTTGTAGGTCATGATGGTATACTTCTTCTCCAGCTCGGGGTGACGGGCAATGTCCTCCATCAAAGAGGATTGCTTGGCAATGAGACGCTCGGTGTTGATCAGCGCCAGAAGAGGATGTCTGTCCTTGCGCAAGACGCCGTCGTGACCACGCCTGTTTACCATCATCGGAGCATCATTGCGATGTTGCAAAAGAAATTGCAAGAGATCGGGATCAGAGGCCAGGGCGCCGGCGCACTTCTCCTTTGGAAGATCCTTGATGGTCACATAGCTCAGATCCATGATGCCACGATAATTCACCGGCGGGGTCATCACATAGACATTGTCGGTGCTAAAGAACTTCTTGTCGAGATCGTGCAGAGGCTTCCAAGTGGTCGCGGTGACGCCAATGATATGATCCGCCTCAGAGAGGAGACGATCCAGTCCAGGATTGACCTTCTCTCGATCTTCTCCGTACAAGAGTTGATCGACCTCGTCGACAAGGACGGTGATGCCAATCATATCCTCATACTCCCGACGGACGGTGCCAAGAACGGCATTGACCTTCTGGAGCTGATGGACATTCAACAACGAGACGATCATGGTCGGCCCGCTCAACATGGCATCCAGAATATCCATCTCCTTGTCGTCGTCGTCGTCATCCTCGTCGTTGATGTCGACCTCCTCCTCGGCCCGGATCGTGAGATCCTTTGCAAAGTAGGAGGGAGGCAGGCCGTCGAAATCTTCCATGTCAAAGAGAACACCGTGATCGGCACAAAACTCCTCAAACTTGGCCATAAACTCGGTCCAGGCATCGTGATATTGCGACGAATCCTCGGTGATGTTACGGACAAGGACAATGACCGACTGCTTGTGAACCATCGTCATAAACAGCGCCAGCGCCGTAAGAATGCGCGTCTTGCCGCTCTGCACCGCGCCCTTGATAAGGAGATGAAGACGCTCGGCCAGTTCCGCGGACCACGAAGACGTCTTGGTCTCCAGATCGGGGATCACCTCAAAGAGGCGGGTGTACGCCTTTAGAAAAAGCATCGTGAGCTCGGGGACATCGCGAATCGTGTAGACCTTTTTCTTGTGCCCAGAGGCTTCCTGAGAAGAGGGCAGACGGGACATGCAGCTAAAGTAAGAGGCGTCGTCCTCATAGTTCTCCATGTTGGTGGTGTTGGTTTTTGGTGTTGGTTTGGTGTTGTTGGTTTGCCTGTGATTGTATTGTAGAGGGGGAGAATAAGTTTCCTTCATGAAAATAATAATCACTTGATGCTCAATGCTTGCTAACCCCTGATGGGTGGGGAAGGACCCCCCTGAGCTTCAGTTTTTTTTTTACAAAAACCTCGAATAATAATTGTCTTGGAATACATACAGAAATGTCATCTCTGGATATGCTGTCGGAAGATAGAGAGGACCCCCTCTCTGTCATCGATCGTCTTCTTTCCGAAGAGCCCGATCCACACGTGTATCGTCCTCTGCTCAATGGCGTCGATGGTGCGGGCATGGTGAAGGATTGGACTCCTCTTATGCTTTTATGGGATCGTCCAGACACTCCCTCCATAAAAAGAAATGCGCTGAAATTAATCCTGTTTCACGGTGTGGATATGAATCTAACAGGCGGTCTTGGGCTCAATAGTCTTCATCTGCTCGTGTTGCGTCTATTCTGTTGCATCACAGAGGAAGAAGCGATTGAAAGGATAGACGACGTGGAATGGTGGTTGCGCATGGGCGCCGATCCCAACGCTAAATTGTTTCTTCTAACCGGTGATAAATCGTTAGAGATCTTGACGCCTCTTGAATTTTTCCTCTTTCTTGGTCAACATCCCAACTTTGTTCCCAAAGGTCTGGAACGACGCCTTTTAAGGATCCATCCGTCCCTACTCACGGAAACGGTTCAGCGTCGATTTTATATCCTCCTGTTGTGCTTTGATACAGAGGCACCTTCTGCACCGTACAGAGAGAATCCCGTGTACAAGAATTGTGCTGAACTCCGATTACGGGATATCACCAACGCCATGCTTCAAGAACATGTTCTTCTCCGTCAGAAACTGCGGGATCATTACAAACTATCCATCGATCGGGAGGAGGATGATCTGGAGGAACGTCATCGGACACTCCAAAAAAAATTCCTTCAATGTTCTCCATCTCCCCTCTTTCCACCGCTCTCACCCTCCAGCATTGTCATACAAACAGAGTCCTGTGAACACGATGGACAGACGCCGTTGGATCGATATTTCTCGGTTGTGGTGGGCAATGGAAATCATGCCTTTTTTCATGGCGAGATGGTGGCGCGTTTATTGCGAGATGATCGTAATCCCTGCACCAATACCCCTTTTTCTTCTGCCGTTCGATGGGAATGGCTTCACCGACTGGAGAGCGGGGAACCGTGCTTTCCCTATCATTCTCTGGAGGAAAACAAGGCCCTCTTTCCAAAGATTTTCCACATTGCAGAAAAACCGTATGAAACGAGGATGCTTCTTGAAAAGCTACACGATCGGATGAGCAGAGCCCATCCGTTCTCCAATTTGCTCTATCTTCAGAATTATGAGGATTATCGTTTATCCTATCTCTGCTCGATTCTGGAGGGAGAGACGTATCGATTGACCGAAGTAAAAGATGTGGATACGCTACAAGATCTCTTGAAAGCAATGATGTTGGCCGTGTATCGGGATCGTGACAAGATTGCGACGATTCATTTTGCCGTCGAAGAAGCCCATGAAGATCTTCTTCTCTACGACACCGTTTGTAACTATTTTGAAAAGAACCAAACGGCATTTATTTTTTCCTTTTACGAAGCCATCACCCATCTGGATCTCTTTCGCCTCCTTTCTGCTCGTGTCGGTTATGCCAGCCTGGTGGAGATGGCACTGGTATGGTACAAGATGAGCAACATCTATACCTTTCATCATTCATTAGGAATCTCTTCGGAAGACGGTATTATCGTTCTTCATCAACAGGATGGGGAGAATGAGGAGGAGGAGGCTGAATTCGAGTCGTCGTCGCAAGAACAGGACTATAACCATTTTCCCATTATTATTCTTTCGTCTTCGTCGTCTACCGATGAAGATACATCTGGTTCCGAAGAATCAGAAGGAGGATAACCCGTTTTCATAGGCAAGGCGCATGTAGGCGCCAAGAGAAGGAACATTCGTATTGTCGACCGGGTTCTGACAATACGGCTGTCGGTAAAGTTGTTGGTTTCTTTGTCTTATGAATCGAAACGCCACCGCTTCGTCATAATAATCCGCGTACTTGGGAACGGGAATTCCCGCACCGTATTGGACAAGCAACGCCGTCCTCAGCGTATCATAAATTGGCATGAGTGTCTCTCTATCTATGAAGAAGAAGGAGAAAAAAAAATAAAAAAGGCGTTCGAAATGATTCTAAGTCAAGGGAAATGTTAACAAGATGTTGAAGGGTGTATGACCACCCTGAGGAAATATGGATGCTATGCCAGCACCACCACCCCCACCACCACCGATGGTATCCAATAATTGACGCTGTGCTTGTTGCCATTGTGGTTCAATAAATTGGGGTGTCGCCGTGACATGATCGGGGATTAAGAAGGCATCAATAGGAGGCTTACCCATGATCGGTATGGGGTTCATGATCACATGACCGTTTCGGAGTGCGGGGATACCATTCAATATCTCGGTAATGATATAATAATCCGTTCTATTAAAATCTCCGCCGATCAAAATCCCAAAAGAAGAGGCCTTGATTTTTTCTAAATATTCTTTATACAGGCGTATCTGTTCATTGATATCCCTCAGTAGCCGTTTACGATAATAGGCATCATAGCCGATTCTCCGGATATGGATATTCATGACAATCATATAAAAAGAAGGAATCGTCTTGCTTCTGAAAAGACCGGAAAGTGTACTCAGCTTGGCAAATATATGCGGCTCATGACGATCATCCTTCATGGGTTCCGTAGAATACCATACGGCTTGACGATTCAAATCTTGCTCGGCGGCGATCTTGGGTTCCGAGTAAAATAATCTTGCAGGCATCGACGTAACAATGGCTCCCTGAGATGCATCCTTGTCAGAAATAAGCGGTCTGAGCATATGGGATTGAGGCTTTTTTCTTTGAACAATCTCCCACGCTGAACTACGGGCCATGATCATCATTCCATGGATCTGATTCTTCATTCCCGGAACATTAAGGTAAGGTTGAACAACGGCACGGTGAAATACGTTAACAGAAAGATTTTGAGCACCAGTTTCTTCCAGCAGTGCATTAAAATATCTAAACTCGACAGGATCAAAAGGAGTTTCTTGTAAGAGAATAAAGTCAGAAGATAATGTTATTGTCTCCAGGAGCCGGATGGTACTGGATAGCAGTGCTGGGTAAACTTTAATATCCAGCCAGGAGATATTCCAGGACAAAGCATCGATACGAATGTCCGTCGGTTTTTGTTGTTTTTGTTTTTGTTTTGGATGTGGTTGCTGTTGCTGTTGCTGTTGGAGGAAAAAATATGCCATGGCATCTTCTTCTTCTTCTTTTTCTTCTTCTTCTTCCGTACCCGTTAATCCTGTAATTTTCTGGAGCACCTTCATAGGAAGATGGGTTGCGATATTCCCAAGGAGGATGGAGATCAAGTCATCGATTAAAGGCATTAATTCCTCGATCCCTTTGTCTTTGAATTTTTTACCAAGATCATCTCCTAATTTTAATTCTTTGGGTGCCATGGTATAAATCAGCTCGATCAGGCTTTGTTTTCCGTCATAGGGAACATAGATAAGATCCATCTCTTCCATGGCGGGTTCTCGTAATAAACCATCGTCAAATAACGATTTCATGACGGTTGGTAATACGTCCTTGTTTCGGAGTATTTTCGGGTCCACTTCTTTTAAATTGTCTCGGATTCTCGTCACGATATTTTTACGATCGTTCTCATACAAGTAGAGAATACGCAGGAGGATTTCAAGCAATTGTTTCTGAGAGGGCTCGTCTTGATAGAGGCGACGCATAAATTGCTTCCTCAAAAGTATATTCGCCTTACCTTGTTGAAGAAGGGTCTGGAGAGGGGCACGTACCGAGGCATGCGTTTTTCCCACGACGCCTCGATATTTATCAAATAATGCTTTTCTATAATCAGGTTTTGATTCCCCAAGACGCAGGGCATCGATCCGTTTACGATTGATTTGTTGTAATTCTTTTCGATGTTTTTCTAATTGGAAGAGCGCCTTATCAAACCTTGGTGTGGGAACGATCATCGTTTTTGACGTAGAAGGAGTATTGCGGACCACCTTTCCTTTCTTGACCATGTCGATCGAGCCATCCTTATGAGTTATGGTTCCCTCGACTAAGACTCCATTCTTGGGATTCCATTGTCCTTTATATTGATCTTCATGCGGGTAAATACCTCTCGCAATCTCTTTCAAAGAGATCACTTCTTCCGTCAGGTCAAGATCCTCATCCTCTATCATGATATCGTGTTTACGTGAATCATATTGGGCATCTCCTTCATAAAGGGCGCCTGTTTTGAAATCAAATTTACCGGCACAAATCAGGTTCTCGCTTACCCGGGTTCCTTCTACAAGAACACGACGAGAAGGCTTGGAAGAGGAAAGCTTGGAAGAAAAGAAACCGTCCTCAATATCACCGTTCTCGTAATAAACAGTTACCTTTTTGTCAATTTGAGGGATTCCCTCTTTATAGGTGAGGACGGTTCGGGTCGGTTTGATCTTGAATTCCCGAAAATTATCGCGACGATGATGCATAGAAACCAAGCCATCCAATGTCTTGTTTCTCACATGACCTGTTTGGGTCTCTCCATTCTTCTCGAATCTTATGATTGCCCCTTTTAGCACACCATTATATCCCCAACCCTCGACTCTATATCCATTAAAATAAAGACTGACTCTTCCTTCTATTTTATTGTCATGTATCAGGCCTTTTATGCGTGCAAGAAATGATTCTTTAGCGTCATGTTGTTGTAATACGGGTAAATGCGGCCAAAATTGAGCACTCGATTCGACGTATATTTCTTCATAAGGATTGATGAATTCCGATAAACCAGGGTCGATAAATCCAATCGCAGTGATGATATCCTTGGAATCCACAAATTTAAACCATTCCGCATCTCCTCCCTGGTGAAATTCAAATTGTTCCACATTGGATTTATTGGCTTTATTCAACAACGATGTCAATATCGAGTCCGCGATAGGTTTACTGGACTTGGAGATAATATCGTTGACATCTTTCCTGTCCATCTCTATGGGTTCAAGAATGGTGCTTGCCTCGTAGATTTCTTTTCCATCGGTAAATCTTGGAATAGGTTCGTTCTCGAAAGTGATGACTTTTTGAAGATTTCCGTACGAGTCCCTCGCAAGAAAAGTATTTCCCACATGAAATTGCCTCGATTGATATTTTTTCATCACTTGTAAAATACAATCTTTTGTCTTTTGTAATCGAGGTCCTCGATAACCATGACGTTTCAATAAAGAATCCAGTATGAGACCCAATATGGGTAAAGAGATGAACTTAAATCCTGTATCAAGGACCAGGTCAGCAAAAATTTGAATCCAATAAGAGGGAAATTCTTGTTTCATGCGATACGATCGTTGTTTTTTCATAAATTCCCATTTTTGTTGTATTGTGTTGACAGGAGATGAAATCGGAACGTCATGAAATTCATTTTCTGTCATCCATTTTCCAACTGCATCAGGAGGAAGGGTCAAAAATTGTTCCTGGGTGATGGCGTTCTCCTCGTCGTTATACAGGTATGCGAAAAGTTTTTCAATGACTGGCTTGGATATATCATTAATATATACCCCAAGAGTGTCACCATTTATGATTCCCTCTTTCGACAAGGTGGCATTTGGTCGGAGTCGTTTTTTATGCTTAAATATTGTCATGTATGAAGTGTCAATGCCAGTTTGTTGTGAAATGATTTCCATCACGCGATGCACCGTTTCATCAGAAGGTACGGGAATTTCAAGTTCTTCCCCTGTATTTAATTTAACCTTGATTTTAAACTTAGTGTATATCATAAATTTATTCTCTTTCCACTTCCCATCTTTAATAGTTCCATCGGAAAATGTCATTTTCCCCCTTCCATCCCTTAAACCATCTTTCCAATCTCCTTCATAAGATTTATATGGTCCATCTAAATATGTCATTTTTCCTTTTCCATGTCTTTGACCATCTTTCCACTCTCCATCATAAATGTTGTTTAATGATGTCTCTATTCCTTTTCCATGCTTCTTATCTTCTTTCCACTCTCCTTCATAGAAATATCCAGGATAAAATATCCGTTTTCCTTTTCCATCCATTTTATCATCTTTCCAGTCTCCTTCGTAAGATCCTCCACTTGGATATGTCATTTTCCCTTTTCCGTGCTTTTTATCTTCTTTCCACTCTCCTTCATAAACTCTGGAGGGTGATGTCTCTATTCCTCTTCCATGTCTTTGATTATCTTTCCACTCTCCTTCGTAATATCCTCCACATGGAAATGTCAATTTTCCTTTTCCGTCCTTTTTATCTTCTTTCCAATCTCCTTCATAGAAATATCCAGGCCAATATATCCGTTTTCCTTTTCCATCCATTTTATTATCTTTCCAATCTCCCTCGTAAGATCCTCTACTTGGAAATGTCATTTTTCCTTTTCCATCCCTTTTATCATCTTTCCACTCTCCTTCATAAGATTCCCCATTGGCATATATCAGTTTTCCTTTTCCATGTCTTTGATCATTCTCCCACTCTCCTTTATAAATAGATCCATCGAGGTATGTCATTGTCCCTTTTCCATGTCTTTTACCCGCGCCGGCCACACTTTTTACTGCGCCTCTATAGATGGATCCATCATCATAATAAATTACCCTTGATGGGGAAGGCCTGCTCCACGTCGACATTATCCAGCTCCATGTCGAGCTCGGTCCTTGTTCTTGTTGTTGTTGTTGTTGCGCCATTTATTTTTGAAATTAAAAATTATTAATTAAAAAAATAAAAAATTGATGACCGTAATTCTAATGATCAAAACAAAGAGGTAAGGAAACATAATGGATAGTTTTATCACCCCGGAGACGGAGACCGTGGTCGTCAAGCCGAAATGCAAAGCGCTCAAGAAGAATGGTGAGGCATGTCCTCACTTGGCCAAACACGATGAATTCTGTGGCCAGCACAAACCAAAGACCGAGGAAGATCTCCAGAGGAAGAAGGAAAACGCAGCCAAGAAACTTGCGGAGAAGATGGCAATGCCCGATTTGTACACCGAGGAAATCCTTCGAGAGGAGTTTCAAACCCATAGAGAATACGTCTTGAAACGCAAGCAAACCAAGGAAAAAACGGGTCTGGACATTCGTATGCCCAATATGCCGGAAGATATCAGCGAGAACATCACAAAGTTTATTATCCATCATCACGTGGGAGATACGTCTTCCAAATGGACCAAAGGGATTAAAGGGAAAGGACCTAAAATAACAGGCGACTTGATTTCGGAAATCGAAAAAACCCAAGAAGTGAAATGTTTCACCTCTGATGGCCCTACGTCCTTTGGCCCGAAGGAAAAATGGGATGTCATCTATTTTCTGGACGCTCGTGAATGGCTGAACGGCCGATTTGTTCTTTGGCGTGTTGTTTTGAAGAATGTATCCGATACGTGGAAAGCGGTCAAGATGAACAAGGATCAAACACACGAATACCAGAGCGAAGAAGGCCGACGCCCTCGCATCACATGGGAGAGTCTTTACCCTCAAATCAACGCATATGCTGAAAATGTGTTTGATGGAACCTTTGAAGACATCTTCACAGTGAAAAAAGAGAAATCATCAAACGATGAATGGGAGTCCGTCGTCATCATCACGAAGGAGGGATGAAGGAAATAAACGTGGGGTTGGGTTGTAGCGTGGCACAAAAGGTCGTCTTGCTACTATCAATGGTGGTCCAATCGGCGGCCAAAACACCTCCCGTATCTCCACTGTCGGGATTCAAACACCAGTAATAGAAATCACGTATTCCCTTGGCCTTGAGATACTCGAGAACATTCTGATGCCACGTATAATCCGGACCACCATTATACCCCCCTATCTCTCCGATACAGATGAGATTATCATAATACTGGAGAAGAAAACCAAACCACGTATCCCACTGCCAGGTCCCGTCATACAGCGCCTGGATACCGCGTACCGAAACGCCGTACACATGGGGAGAAAAAACGACGCGCGGATTGGGCACTTTTCCCATATTGGTTCCCATCCTCGAGAAACTTCCTCCCCAGGCACTGCCATCGCTATAATCCTCAATACCTTCGACCCAGTAGAGGCCTTTGTATTGTGGTATCTCCTCATCGACAAAAGCAATAAAATCGAGAACAAAGCGCGACCATTCATTCCATGAGATGCCTCCGTGGGGTTCATTCTTCACATCGATGCCAATCAGATTGGAATAGGCACCGTATTCGATAAGCATATTTTTCCACGCGTTGCGGTACATGTCCAGATCGATCATGGAAAGTGGAAACGGTTGTATCTGGTCATGATCGCGGTGGAAATCGAGAAGAAGGGTCATATTGCGGATACGGGCGTGATAAAAAAGATGATGAAGATATCGACGCGCGGTGAACGATTGGACATAGGGATCGGCCCGTACACACTCGGATACAATGGGGGTGTCAAGTTGATAAGCAACCTCGTAAGAAAAAGGAATGCGGATGGAATTAAAACCCTGGTTTCGTAAAAGATTCATGTAGTACTCGGTATCGTGAACCCATAATCCATTCGGACAATTACAGCCTGCCTCCATACCAAACCAATTGATGCCACGAATATGATAGCGATGATCTCCAAAATAGAGCTGATTCTCTTTCGTTTGAAAACGGTCCACTCCCCACAATCCAGAAATCAAAATCATACCTATTATGATGAAAAAACGAATACCGAACCGCATGATTTTTTAATGATCCCCCATAAATTTTTTTTTTTATAACTTAAAAACGAGATTCTGAAAACAAAAAAATTTTTTTTTTTTGTTTAAAAAAAAATCTAATCCTCATGGCTTCTTCCAACAGTTTCGTCTTTTTCATGGTACTCCTCGTGATCACCTTTGTCATGTACAAGGCGGCCAGCGGGCACCCCAGCCTCATTGAAAACTGGGGTTGGACCATGGTGTCGATGAACTCCAATGTTAACTCTGTCCGGGATGGTGCTTCCAAGCCCGCCAACAATCAACAGCAACTATTCTACAACACCAATCAGTTTATCAATACCAGTTTGTTGAATCCCGCACAGACCAATATCGTCTCGCAGTCTCTGAATCCAGCGATCGGCAATTCCCAGGTAAACGCCGCCTCGGCTCGCAAGGAGGTCAAGACCAACCCGGCGCTCCAGGCCGCCTCTCTCTATGAAAATTATCAGAGCAATCCCACGAACGCCGCCGGCGAGCCCGTGGCTGGCTTCCCTGTGTACACTGTCCCCGGCACCTATCAGGCCGATCTCTCTCCACGATTTAACTCGGTGGGTCTTAACTCGTTTGTCAAGTACAATCTTCCCGCTGAAGAGAATCTCGCCTCGTACGCCAAGGATCCTCTGACCATGAATCCTCCCCGCACCACCTCCACCGAGGGATATTGCGGTGCCGGGCGCTGTGGAATGCCCCAGAGGGCGCCACCCTCCAGCGAAACCTACGCGCCCATGGATCTTGCCAACATGGTGGAGAAGCCCGTGGTCCGTGAAGATTTCAAATCCATTGAATCTACCACGACTGCCGACCAAAACAAGATGAGGCAGAAGCTCGCCGAGATGGGTGCCAAGGTCGCCGATAAGCTCCCCGTCCAACCTATGAACGGCGGTCAACCCAACGACAAGGATCCCATCTATTACAACGCGGATCGTTACATCTTTGCGCTTCAGAAGAGCAGGCTGTACGGTCAGGCCGATTTCATCCGTGGTGATATCCCCATCGTTCCCACACTCCCTAACTCGGATGCCAGTAGCAACGTCTGGTTCCGACCCTCCGTGATTCCCAGGACGGATCTTAATGCCGGTGCGCTTGGCGTTATCGGTGGTACCTATAACACCACCCAACAACAGCTTCTGGAGCTCATGGCCAGGTCCGCCGGTGGTTCCCAACCCGTTATCAACGGTGTTACCGCCGATCCTCTCAACACCCCCGTCAACACTCTCAACAATGTCCAGCTCGCCAGGCTCAGCAGCATCAGCCAATCGAACCAGATCGATCAAAAGATCAACAGCATCAATCCTCCCGATACCGTCTTTACCACCGCGTTTGCCTAAACTCACCCTCCCTTCCTCTTTCTCTTTTTTATTTCAATTTCAATTTCATTTTTCATCCAAAAATGAAATTGAAATTTTTAAAAACTATTTTTCTTCTCTTCCATAAAAAAATAGTTTTAAAAAATCCCCACCATGTATCATCCTATCCAAAAGACATATACCGATCTTCATCAGGAAAATGTAAAAGAAGAAGATAAAATTTATTCCAGCATTCTCATCATCACCGATCCCGAGGGTCCCATGGCCACCGGCCCTCTCTCCAGCAGTCCTCAGCTCCGATGGGAAGATCTCAAGTTTTTCTGGAAAGAAGCCGTCCAAAGGATTTATAATCCCTGGTACGCTGTCTTACAATCTACACTGACTGGAGATACTCCAAAGCGAGTAGCGGCCATCCAACAGACCAATAATATTCTTGGAGTCTTGGCACAAGAACTGGAAACAAGATATCCTCATCTGTCATTCGAATTTATCATTGCCACGCCCGCGGGCATCGTCCGAGCACTTGGTGGACACTTTTCCAAGGATCTGAAAACACTGCTCGGTCTGGCGGAAGCCTTTACAGGCAAAATCCTGTGCGTTACGAGGACGTACGATGAACAGGATCAAAAACTTACTGATTTTTTTACCGCGGGTCTTGATTTTTTTAACAAAACATCGGGAACCAGTTTCAGTCATATCCTTCAGGTGGCCGTCGGAAGACAGTAAAACAATAACACGATTTCTTTCGATCACTGACGCAGACGTCTTGTCATACGCGACGTGGACACGAATGGTCTTTTGAGTGCAGGAGGAAACCACCAATGAGTGCTCACATAATCCAGTGATCGATCGGCATCTTCCATCTTGAAATCTCCGTGTTTATTGGCCCAGTGTAAACCTCGCAATGCCACGGATTCCGGATGAAAACGAAAGACGTAATGAAAATAAATCTCGTATTCCGAGGCTCCGGAGCCCTCGTAATGCACGGGATCCACTTTTTCCAGAAAAATCTCCCAGAAAAATTTTCCATTACCAGCATGTTTCTCCACTTTTTCCATGAGCTCTTGCATAAATGCCGTCTCAATCATCATATGATGACAGATACCACTTTTTCCAAGCACCGTTCGACCCAATTCGGGATACAAACGTTTCATATGGTCTATATACTGGCCCTCATCTTCACCCGACCAATTATACAGACATCGATCCTCCGCATCTACAAAAGACACCGGTCGAAGAAAAACCGTATCGGCATCAATAATCAGATAACGATCCATGGGCTCGCCAGTAAGATTCGGTATCACGATACCCGCATACATCTTCAAGAGTTGTTGAAGATACCATCCATTCCTCTTACTGGGAGACAAACGCTGAGCGATATCCTTCATGTGGAAGGGGAAATCATTTTCAGGGATGACGGTCACACCCTCTATCGGGAGAAGAAGGGTTTTGGACGAGGTGATGATATAAATATTTCGTAATCCTATCACATGTTTCCGAGTTGCCTTCACTTGGCGGTAAATCTTCTGAACATCATTGGGACCCAAAGGGATCACAACATCAAAAAACATGTTTTTGATTGATTTTCTATTAAAGTGACAATAAAATTATTTTATTGATTTTCCTCTGCAATCGATATCGTATATTCTTTCAATAAAACGAACAAGATGTTTCATTATTTTTTTTCCTTCTTGTACAACAAGTTTTAAAAAAAAGAGTAGATAAAAATAAATGTCCGCTACCAAGATTTTTCTGCAAACCCGTGCACGCATGGGAAACGCCATTTTCCGTTACTTGGCGGGTGCATTATTCTGTGTTCTTTACGGATTCCAGCTCACGGAGAGCGATGCCGATCTGCACAAAACAATCGATGATACCTATTTTTTGCAATGGATGCATGAATACCAGCGTACCGGTCAACTGCCTGCCCTGGACACGTCCAAAAATTATCGATTTGATGGATATTTTCAGCATGATAAAGTCTATGTGAAACATAAGGAGGATCTTTTGCAATACATCCGTGATCATCCCGAGGATCGGGTGCGAAGCGACGACGGACGATCGATCCATGCGATGGAATTATTAATGGACGCGTCCTCCTCCTCCGTACCTTCCTATGAAGTGGTCCTTCATCTGCGTCTGGAAGATTTCATTCTTGAAGGTCAGACCATTCATCCCGATGGTATTCGGAGTTTTTTAGAAAAACAGTGCGATTTTTGGTCAAGTCCCCAATTAACGATCGTGATGAAACAACCAACCATGGAGATTGAACATAAATATATTGAGTATGTGACGAAGGATTGGAAAGAGGGCGGACGTACCGTCAAGATGGAATCCAATGATCTGATGAGGGATTTCCATATCATGAAGAATGCCCGAATCCTTATCTGCTCGTGTTCGACACTGTCCTGGACGGCGGCGTTGCTTTCAGATAGTCTCGAAACGGTGTATATGCCTTATCATATAAATCATCCGGGTCGGATCTGGGAAACCTTTCGAAAACCAGTGGAGGATACAAGAGCTTCTTTTCCTAATACGGAATGCTCGATTTATACGCTGGGAAAAATCCTTGGAGTGCATGTGCCATTACCAAAAACAAGACTGACGACTCGGTTTCGACAATTGACACGCTAATAATATCGTATCATCCCATGAAACTCGCCACTTTTTTGCAATGAATATGTAGATTAAAGATGGGTTTTCTCTGTCCATTTTTCATCACAAGAAAGGGTTTCTTGATTCCATCGATGATTTCCCATTCAAATTGGTGGAGATCATACCGGATGGCACAGGATTCATTGATGAATCCTCTCGTATCCCTGGGATTGTCGACACCACCAAGATATTGTCCCATGGCGGCAGCATCAAAGATAAAGGGGAAGGTGTCGGAATTCTTACAGACGAAACGGATTTCGTCGGGGGAAAAGAAACGACGTGAAGGTTTCATTTCTACGGCCTTGGAAGCCGTCATTCGTCGTGAAATTAATCTTGACATTTTATTTTATTATTTTTGGGAAACAACCTTTTTCTATTCATTACACAAGGAAATATTCAAATTTTATTTTTTTCATCCCTATATATATATATATATATATCATGGGCCGTTTACAAAGAACCAATCATTTTTTTAATAACGCTTCCTCTTCTCCTTTTATCCGGAGGCCTTCCCCGGCGGGCATCCCATGGGATGCGTATATCTCCCGTGTCGGTGGTTTCATCCCCATTCTTATAATATGTTATAATAATGGATGGATGGTGCAACGTACCGTGATGGATCTTTACATGAAATTTGAATATCTGCAATATGTAATTGTCGACAATGGGAGCACCTCCGAGGAAACTCAGAACATCCTCGTCGAGTTGGAAAGTTTAGAAAAAGTCCGTGTGATTCGTCTTCAGGAAAACCACGGTCCTTATATCGTCTATCGTCATCCTTTGTTGGCCAAGTATCGACAACATCCCTATCTAATCACGGATCCGGACCTCGATTTATCCCGACTTCCCGAGGATGCATTGGAAGTTTTTTACCGCCTCGGAAACGCCTACCGCGCTCATAAGATCGGTCCCGCATTGGACATCTCTCCAAACAATACATTGATTCATGATCATCGGATTGAAGGCGCCTCCAAGATACTGGATACAGAGAGACAATATTGGAATAATCGCTTTTCGGTCTCTACAGAAGGCTTTCCTCCAGAATATTATCGCGCACCGATCGATACCACGTTTTGTTTTATTTTCCCGGAGAATGATGGACCCGGATCAGAGAGGTCCCATATTCGTGTGGCTGGATCCTACACCGTTTTTCATCTTCCATGGATCAAGGAATATATTGATGGATTGACACCCAACGAATACGACGATTATTTCTTGAGAAATGATGGAAAGAGCACCGTCTCCAAGGTGGTGCGGAGATATCGACGCGTTTAGCCTTTTTTAGCAAATCCGTGTGCTGGAAAAGAGTGTTTGCATAATTCGCAATATTGTCGAAACGGCAATTCTCCCAGATCAAGGAATCCACATCGGCATGGGCGATTTGGTGGTCAGTAGTCGTCTAATGTGATTTTATACTACTCTACATCCTATGTTTATCTCTTATTTTTCTATTTTGATGTTGATCAATGCAGAGCCAAAATAATTCTATTTTGGATAAGATATTGTTCAATAAGTTCCTGGTTATTGGCGCGCTTGATATTAGCGTAGCGGGCAGCAACCCTGGGAACGTAGTCCAGAGCGGTCTTGCTCACGAGACCGGTTCCGGTGAGCTGTGTGGGGTAATAATTACCAGTGAAGGGCATGGTATTATTCGACCAGGTGCCCTTGGTGGGCAGTGAAATTTGGGGGACAATAGCGTTGGCAATGGCAGACATGTTTTAAATTCTCTCTCTATACTTTAATCGAGACAAAAAAAAAATCATAATTTTATAATTTGGCGGATGCCGGAAGAAGATGTGGATCCCTTGTACAGAAAAATAAAGAGTATGAGGAGAAAAAAGAGAATGCCAAGATAGGCTATATCACTATAAATCTTTTGATGGACATCGAGATAACGATTCCGCAGATCTTGAAAAATGTTATTGATGGCACCAGAAATGGTAAACATGAGTCCCAAAATGAACAGGACGAGCAGAGAAGATAAAAAATCTCCCAGCATTATATGTTTTTGTTTTTTTCTTTCAAAGGAAAAAAAACAAAATTTTTTTAGAGGATAGAATTCATTTATGCATATCCAAACTTCGCCTTGGCTTCAAGGGCCGTCTCCATAGACTTATAATGTTGCCATGTCTTGATGCCGTTTTTCCTGGTAATCACCATATAGACTGATCCATCGGGCTTTACGGGACCTAACTGTCCATTTTCACAATGGATGGAAGGACAGGGATAGGAAGGACGACCTTCATATTCAGGATTATAATGATCAGTACAGCATGCAGGAAGATCTTGAAGAGCATATCCCCGAGCGGCAGCCCCCGCATCCACCACAGCCTGGGCCACATCACGATCAGCCGCCTCCTGAATGAAAGCCTGGGCCTGGGCCACAGCCTGACGTTGTGCCTGACGTTGCACCTGTCGTTGTGCCTGTCGCTGTTCCTGTCCGAGGCCGAAATAATTACCAGCGGGCTCCGCATATTCCTGGTCAAATTGTTCCTTCACCAAGACCTTGGGGTCGAGATGTTTTTTTCGTCCCACTCGGACAGCGGGTCCATACTTTTGCAGACGAGCCAGTTGTGCAGGAGAGACATTGACTCCAAGCTCTTGGTCATAACCACCCGTATAACCCCTGTATTGATCAGGCAGGTAGCCTTTCTGCACCGCTTGTTGTCGCGATCGATTTAAAAAACGCTGGTGAAAATTACCCCCCGTTCTTAATCCGGTTTCCGGATCCAGGACCGAAACAACCTTATTATTATTGATGTAGCCACGACCTTTCAGACGATGCATAAAATCAGACCATTCTGTTCTCGGCATTTTTTTTCTTTTTATTTTTTTAAATAGAAATTAAAAAAAATAAAAAAATGATTTTTTTTTTTAAGTGTGTGTTGTCTGGGATTATAAAAAAAAAGAATGGACGATCCTCATCATGCCATGTGGGAAAAGGCGTTGGAAAATCTGCAACTCATGATGCTGAATCGGGGTTATGTATTTCTACGAAAGAAGGACGATGTCTATCTGATCTATGGTAACACGGACAATCAAAAAATCATCGTGTGGTGTTACGAAGCTGAAAAGCTCAATATCGATGGGATCAAGGAATTTATCTGTGTTTTGGAAAAGGATCGATATCGCCACGGCATCATTATTTATCAGAATACGATGACCTCGAGCACAAAAAAGGTCCTGGACAATCTGTATAAATTTTGCATCGAGCTTTTTCTATTAAAGGAGCTCCAGTACGATCTGACCAAGTTTCGTTATTTTTGTGTGCATGAAAAGATGAATCCCGAACAGGCCAAACAGGTCAGAGAAAAATTTGGCACTTCGTTACCGAATATGCTAAAAACCGATGTCGTCTCGCGATATTATCATTTCCAGAAAAATGATGTCATCCGGATTGTCAGACGCAATGGTACCATCACTTATCGCGTCGTAAAGTAGTGGCCAGCATGCCACGCAGACCAGGAATCACGGGAGGCCGTGCACGGCTTCCCAAGCGTGGACGATCACAAAGGTAGCGGAGCATTTCTTTTCCCTGAAGGACCACCTGTCTCTCCTTCAGAACCGATTTCCAGCGACGTTGTACCAGTCGCAGGAAATGCGTCTTGAGAATGGTATTATAATAAAAGAAATGAGAACCGAGACCAGGGATGGGTTCCCATTGAAGCTTGACAATTTCATTTCGATGCCAATTGGGTCTCACAGTAGAAACTTCCATAAAACTCTCCAAAAGCACATCATGTGTGTATCGAAAAAAAATATCGTTTTCCACGGCATTTTCCAGAAGAAGTCGATTTTCCGAACAAAACACGTTGCCGATAACCATCCGGCCATTGTCGATCATGTCGACTTCCATCCATGGGATCTCTTGATGCATCATCTGTTGAATGTTGTTGAATCGGGTAAATTAAAAAAAAAAAGAGGAAATAATAAATCAAAGAGCTCTTCAAAGAGTGTATTTATTATCGGATCGGATACCCTTCTTCCAAAAGGGATTTCAATTTTTTTTTCTTCTTTCATCGCGTGGCCTTGAAATGCATGTACTGACGAGGATTCTTATTCTTTTGTCGACAGATCTGTTCGATCATCGATTTGTCCATCTGGTCATAGGTTAGAGGGGTTTGGGGAGAGACACGATGATAGGGTCGGCACACCGGATAACCTTTTTGTGACGATCCGCATTGAACAATGTGATGAGGAGGTTCTGATTCACAGATATTGATCCATTTCTCCGCAAACCATCGGTTCACCCCGGTCAGTTGCTGTTGCTGTACCTGTTGCTTTAGTTTTTTCAGTTGTTTGTTTTTCTTTCGTTGATGATACTCGGCATCGTCGGAGTAGGTCCCTCCGGCTTGTTTGTAACGATTGACGAGCATCATCGAGGCATAGACACCCCAATTCTTACCTTCCTCGTCAAGTTCTTCATGGATTTCTTGCTTGATTTCGGCATAAAGATCTGGATCCTCGACATTGTCGGGAATGGGACTCATTATTTTATTTTTGTTTCCAAAAAAATAAAATCAACAATAATTTTCTTACAAGAGATCATAGAGCGTAGTAGGTGGTACAGGGGATGTTACGGCTTTTGCCATTACAGCGGTCTTCTTTTTCTTGGCAGCAGCGGTGGAAGAGGAGGAGGAGGAAGATTTCTTCCGCGGTGCCTTGTACACTTCTTCATCAAAGAGGATGATCGGTTCCGAGCGTGCACGGATCTCTTTCATCAGCTTGAATTGTTGTAGATGAATCTTGTACAGTCCCGCAACAAAATCCTTCTGTTCAAAGACCACATTCAATAGCTGATCCAATGGCTCCGCCAGCGACTTGAGATAGTAAAGACGATCCATCCGCAAGAGGTCCCGGTGGCTTGTAAAATACACCGGGTCTTCAATCTTTTCCGACATTTTCGCTTTGGGATCATCGACGTTCTGTATAATAAGAAACTCGATCCGCGATCCGGCTTCCACGGGTTTCCCACGCTCCGTCATCTTCATCGCCAGCTGGACGTGACCCGGTTTGGAGCGTCGGATATATCCCATCAGCCAGGAATACTTTCCCATGTTTGGCGAATCGTGATCCTGTTCCAACAACATCTTGTTCTTTTCTTCCAGATACGCCGTGGTGGCGATCGTCTCTGAAGGATGATCACGAATGCCCAGCTCGTCCATCCTCTTTTTGAACTTTTTGTACTCGGTAGGCATCGCCTTGACCTTGTACTCTTTATTCACCTGTTTGGTGATGACAAACCACGAAAGAGTCGATGTCTTCCACAGCATCAGATCCATGACATGACGAAGCACCTCCTCATGCACCTCTCTCATAGGCAATCGATCCATTAGCGATCGAACCACCTTTTCATATAAAACACGGATCCATTTACAATTATCCCTCCTCGCCAGTAATACCCCTCGGATGGTTAGCTTCTCATCCAGCGAGCCATCTTCTCCACAGGTATACGCCATATATCGCTTCTTGGTCAGGATCAAAAAAGTCTTGTAGATCTTTTCTTCAAAGACAAGCTTCATGGGCGACGGAAATAGTTTGATGAGCTGGTCTTCCACCTTCTTGGCCATCTTCCACGCCGAAAGGGCGTTTGTATAACCGGGAAAATGACAATAGATACTGTCGGTATTCTTGACAATAATATTGCCTACACCGGCGTGGAAAGAACCATCCGCGGTTTCCAGATCAAAGACATACTTATTTTCCTCATGGGAAATTTCATCGATCCGAGAAATGACCGTCGACATGGTGTGGGAATGAGAACTCGCATCTTTCTCTCCCATATTGACATGAAAGATAGTACGATCCTCCATAAATTCCATACTGGTTCGAGGAAATTTCTGACTCATATAGAGATAGAGTACCATGACATCGGTAGGATGTTCGTCCACCGTCCGATATAAGATCACTCGTCCGTCCGAAAGAATTTCCATCGATTCGATCACATCGACGGGGAACACCAACCGCGTCGTCTTCTTTTCCCAAAATCGGGACATATCACAAGCCATCAGTTCGTCTCCGACCGAGACCTCTGTAGGCTTCTTCAAATTTCCTGCTACATCCAACAAACTGTGATCCTCGGTGACCGTGAGAACCCCCGTCGTACAAAAGACACGCATCATCCGTTTATGGGTCTTGTGACGGATCATGCGAATCACAGGCGCCCAACCACTCTTTGAATACACTTCCATGTCCTGCACATCGATCCGCTGTTTATCCTCCATATCTTTCTCCTCGGGTCGGAATTGTTCATACGCTTGCATCGGTACTTCTTTTGCCATCGTATCAAAAAGTTCCATGGCGGTCATGACACGAATGGTTCCCATCGTCATGGATCGAATCGTAAGAGGCGTGTCCGCCGCCACCGAGTCCCCGTAAATCAGATCTCCCTTGTACGTCGAGCGCACAAACTCGGCCGCCTTCTGAATCGAAGCCCTTCCCATCGCCGTCGTGGACATGGCACCCGGCATGAATGGAAGATAACCCTTGTCTACACCCATGGATCCGTACGCGCTGTTGGCAGACAGTTTGTATGCAAGCTGACGCTTGTCCAGTACGGTAAGACGTGTCTCCATCTCCGGAGACGAGGAAGCCTTGATCTTCTTCATCTGTTTCTTTGTATCGGAGCGCTGGCTCAATAGATCCATAAGAAGACTGGGAACAACGCCGATAGGAGATTTACGAAACACGTATCGATTCTTTCCACACAAAACCTTGGCTTTGCCCGATGTCTTGGACTTGGAATGATCATGTTCGCAATTCACATGATCCTCCCACTCGATCACATGACAATCCTCCAGATTCACCTTGGACTCATCCAGCACGAGCGTGGAATAATCGATATTGTACGCAATGATCGTGGTGGGATACAGTGAACTAAAATCAAAAGGGATGACCCAATCGTAGATCCCCGGCTCGGGAGGAAAGACAAAAGCGCCTGCATATCCCTGACATCGTTTCAGCACGGGATGTTCCTGGATGGATTCCACAAGAATATCTTCCGCAAAGCATTTCTTGTACACCTGGCTATACACCTTGATCTGCTGTCCCTTGGTAAACAGATACATCATTGGCACCTGACAGATCTTGGCCATCTCGCTAAGACCAATCCATAGTTGCAGTGTGCCAAAGAGTTTGAGAACCAGCGCGCTGTCTTGCACGCAGTATTTTCCACAGCGAGAAAGCTTCCGCATACCCGATTCATCCCCCTTCAGGACACCGGTCTCATACGCCTGAAAAATGTCCAAATGAGAGAGTGGATCCTTGGTTTCTCCGAGGAAGAATGTGGATACTGTCTTGAGCTTGTAATTGGCAAACTTGTAATCACGCTTCACTACGGGGAGCAAATCCACAAGCACACGTCCTTCGGCATCCAGATAATGAAACTCTTGATAGGAGTAGGCCGTGGAAGACCATTTGATTGTTTTTTCGGGGGCGTGTTTCGAATGCGGAATTCCCAAAAGATCAAATTCATCGAGAATGTCGTGTAATTTACACCGCTGGATCATATACGGAAGATCGAATCCAAAGATATTATATCCTACCATTACATGAGGATTCGTGTCTCGCACCATATTGGTGAAAGCAAGGAGCAACTCCTTTTCATCAGAACAATGCACGACCACCACGTCCTGACCCACGATCGCAGGACACGTCTTACCCAGTGTCAACAAGTATTTTCGAGAGACGCCTCCATAACCCTCGATCACACCACTGATCTGAAAGATGCAATCCTCTGGAATGTCCGACATGGGCATCCTTTGTGGATTCGAGGAATAGACCTCGATATCAAAGGAAAGCACCGTGGGAACCGGTACACCCAAATTCACCTCTTCCTGTCCCTGAATCGCCCAGAGTTCCTCATAGTCGACAAAATATTCCTTGTACCGATCGGTGATCCGCGCCTCGGTGGTAAGAGGACGACCCTTGAATTGGATCCATCCTGCTGTGGGTATGTTTCGAGAAACCACGAGTTGCAGGAGCGAGGTCGCGTCCTGTTCATGACAGGCAATCTGAAAAACTCGACCCATCGATCGGCATTTATAATTCTGAAGAGAGTAGGTTACACTTCTACGATCCCGGATAGTATTAAATCGTAGCTTGAAAAAAGAATAACGCGTACGATCATCAAAATAAAGTTTCTTCTTTTCCACGAGATAAAAGGTGTTTTTGGTGAGGAGCTTGCATCGCTCGGTGATTTTGCTCTTGAGAAAGGTCTTGGAAGCAGCCCAATTCTCGCTTGTATTTCCGTTCTCTTTCATTTCCAGGTAGAGCCATGGCTGAAAATTGCGGATGTGAAGAACCACGGTTTCTTGTTGAGGCGTGATGACGTAGGCTCGGATCATGAGCTCTTTGTCACCGTCCCCACCACACTCGTCGTCCACGAACCAATGATAAATAAAACCTTGCATCATATTCTCTATGAAAAAATAATGAAATGTCTTGCTATGTTTTGGAAATCAGTTTTTTTCTTTTTTAGATGTCTTGTCCCAATCGTGTTTGTTTTTTTTTTTCAACCATCGATAAAAAAAGACACATTCTTTTTAGATGATGCTTGGAATTGTTTTTACCGTCTTTCTTATTCTTCTTTTGATTTTTTCTCTTATCGTGATATTTGTGCTTCAAAACAATTGGAAAGCGACGGGTTCTATCCAAGACACCTACAAGCCACCACCCGCTCCAGTCTATTCTTACCCGATAATAATCTGCGGGATCGTTTACCAATGCGCACCGTATCTCGACGCTGTGTTCCAGAACATCCTGCGGATCGTTCCTTTCTTTTCAGACTACCGTATTGTGATAGAAATCGATGAAGGTAAGGATGCTTCCTTGTCCATTCTGGAGTCCTGGAAAGATAGACTGCGTCCGCATATGATTCTTGTAGAGGGAACAAAGTCCAGCACGATAAGGACAGAGAATATCGCCATTGCGAGAAACATGGTTCTTGAACAAATTCGAGCGCTCGTGGAAAAAGGATTCGAGCCACGTTTTTTTATCATGATGGATATGGATAATGTTTGTAGTTCTCCCATTAAACTTCCCGTTCTACATCATGTTCTTGACAACGAGCACGTGTGGGATTCTGTCAGCTTCCATCGAAAGCCTTATTATGATTTATGGGCGCTCTCGTACGATCCTTATTATCTCAGCTGTTTCCATTGGAAAACAAACGTTGTCAAATCGAGCATTGAAAAGGTGACCAAGAAATTCAATAACCTCTCTCCCAAAGAATTTTTTCCCGTGTATTCCGCCTTTAATGGATTTGCCATCTATCGTACCGAAATCTTTCTCCGATGTGATTATGATTGGAGATTCCAATCCACACAAAAATACATGACACCCACGATGCTTTCCAAGAATAAAAAAGCAATGTATCCCAATGTGTTCAAGAGAACCATGGAAATGGATTGTGAACATCGTTTCTTTCATATGAGCGCGATATTTGATCATGGTGCACGGATCCGGCTTTGTCCCCAATTACTTTTTACATAATTATTTTTTTCCTCCTTTAGAGAAAAAAAATAACCATCTCTTATCATGGAAATATTTAAGAAAAAGAGTTCGTGGATAGAGAGGCTTTATGCGAGCAATCCTGAAATGATATCTTTTTATCCCATCGATATCACCAATTTTCTTTTCCGAAAACTGGCTCGAAAAACAGTCCAGGAACTTCCCTTGGATCCTTTTCGTTTGATAAAAGTGTTGGAATCCGTCCCAATTGATAGAGTCTACTTTCTTTATTATGATAAAAAACAGGCTCTTTGTGGATATGCCATCGCCACCATTATTGATGAAAAAGAGGATGTGGGTGTTACCGTGGATATCGAGTTGGGTGCCAGTGTTCAGATACGCCAATTTTACAAACGAATAGAAAGAACAATCATTGATCTTTTATTTTATGATTATTGGCACATTGATTTTCGTATCCATCCCGCCAATCAGCGTATCGCCAACATGTTGAGACAACAATTTGATTATTTAAACGACGGTGAAAATGATTTAATGAAAATCATCGAATTTACTCCCAGGCAACAACAGCAGCAAAAAAAATAATATTTTCTTCCTGTAGGAAAGTATGAGGATCTATGCTCCTCCTCCCTTGATGAAAAATACGGGTCTTATTCGCGTTCACCGGACTCTTCTACCACCTCCGCCTCCCTATGTTCTGACCGCGACCCGTGTCGCGATCGCGACCGTTTCTCTCCCACCAGCACCACTTCCAAAACCACCATCATCAAAATTACCCAAAGAAACGGGAACGTACATGTTTCGTGGCGCCACGGGCTCGGTTCCCACATGGGAGTTTGTGATCAGGGACACAAGATAACCTCTCCTCCCATTGTAGAGAGGAGTGGTAATGAATGATTGGAATGATCGAAAGAAGAGGCAGAGCGTGATTTTTTCATATGCGCCCGGCGAAGATGGATCAGCACCTCCGACAATACCTTGTCCTCGCTTTTATCATTAATCGGACGTATACTGGATTCTTCTAAAAACTCGGGTAGTTTCTGTCGATCGCCTCCAATCTTCTCATCGTATAGCGTAGGCGTGATGACGATTGGACGAAACACATCAATCACAAACTTGCGTTGACGAAAAGTCTGTGGACAACGGACATTCTTCCATTTGGATCTCAGATTTTCACGCTCTGAATGCGCAACAGTCGTCAGATGGAGCGCCTTTTCGGGATATATATTGAGAAAGTAGCATAAAACACACGCCACCAGCATCCCCGATCTCCCATGACCACCCTTGCAATGAATGTACATCTTCTCTCCCTCTTCCAACCTCATGAGTTTCTCACTCAAAAGAAATACGAATTCTTTAAATCGACCAATGTCGTTAGGAATATTATTATCGAGAATAGGGAAATGATGATACTCGAGATTCTGTACTTTGGATCGATAATCCAAAAGATGATACATTTCCTTCTCTTCCTCTGTTGTGGTATCTACAAAAATCTTGGTATGATTCTTTAATAATACATCCAGCCATTCCTCTGTGGGATATCCCCCAAAAAAAAGAACATTGCCATGTGCACGGGACGTGAAAAACATCTTGTTTTAAAGAGAAAAAAAATAGTTTTGATGAATGTTTATAAACATGAAAAAATAATTTAAATCATTTTTTTCATTTGTCCAAATAAATGTACAAGAGTCTTAGCCAAATCGGTGCCGTGAGCGCCTCGACCACAGATGATACCAAATATTCCTGTCTCTCCGTTCCCAGTCCCGATCCTTCCAAGTGGAATGATTTTTATGGATCAGAATCTCCCTTGCCTTTTTATAATCGTGAGTATTATTCCTCTTCCTCTTCCGCAGACGAAGGTGCTTCCCCCAATGGTTTCTGCAAGAAATTATATCCCTTTCCCAGTGTGAACAACCAGATTCCCGAGGTCGTAGAAGAAAGAGGTGGTCAAAACGGCCTCTCTCATTTACCACCACTGCCTGCGCCGAGAGATCCCAATTCTACTAATTTTTATGCCAGCGAGCTTTATTCTCCTCTTACTCCTGCTCCTCGTCCTTCTATACCAGCAGGAAGAACTCCTCTTCAACATCTTCGTGGTGTTTCCTCCAAACCTCCAGAATCTTCTACACTTCTACCCGTCTTGGATTGTCGATTCAATATGAGAGAAATCTGTAAACAGTGTATTTTATTAGAAGATCATCTGAGTCATGATTCCAAACGATGCCACGACTGTTGTATCAAGCATTTTCTGGCTCTGGAAGGACTTAGTGAAGAAGCCATAACATTGGACAAGCAGGGGAGTTTTTCTCAATCTCTCCACGGCATTCCCGAGAAGATTCGTTATATACAGAGACTCTGGTACACGGATCCGGATGGTAATTCCCATGAAGCCAGTCAGATGCTTCGTGAGATTCGAAAACAATTTATGCAGAATACTTTTGATGTGGTCTTTGATGATTCTTCTTCTTCTTCGGGTTGTACAGGAGGAGTCTGCAAGATCAAGAAATAATACTATTTTTTTTTTTGGTTTTCTCCCGTCTTGGAAAAAAAAAAAAAATTCTTGCAGAATAGAAGCGTAAGAACGTAATGAAAATATCAACGATATTCTGGACCGTTGTGTCGGCACTGGCCTCCTGTATCATGGCAGGTAGCAACACATTGACGACAACAAGGATTGTCACTCTCGAGCCCCATAGTTTCCTAAACCTTATCGGGCCCATTACTTCCAGCGCTGTCGACGCAGCGCTTTGGGAATGGAACAATCCGACGGCACAAGAATATATGCGTGAGAATGGAACATTCACGCTTTATCTCAATAGCCCCGGAGGTTCGGTGCACGCAGGTAATCATCTCATTCAATATATGCGTACCGTTCAATCTCGCAACGTCACGATAGAGTGTATTGGTCAAAATTTCATGAGTATGGCGTTTGTCATCTTTCAAGCATGCGATCATCGGATGGTGCTCGACAACTCGCTGGGCATGCAACATCAGATGAGTTTTGGGATGCGGGGTCCCATCGAACCTCTCCGCAAACTCTTCCAAATGCATGACGCCGTCAATGAAAAAATCATCGCCATGGAAATTGATCGTATCGGTATAGAACGCGAACTCTACGATGAAAAGATCGCCCATGATTGGTGGATTTATGGGGAAGACAATATCGTGCAGAACACGGCAGATGAGGTCATTTTCATGGATTGTGATCCTTCTCTCTATGGCGGTATCCACACGCGGAAAGAAAAACACGGTGCTTATACCTTCTTGGTACAGACCCATCACTGTCCCTTGTTCCGAGATGTAGAGGTCTCTGACGCGCTTTTTGCTCCCTATTACGATACATCCGAATATCCGATGTATGCACGCACATGGGCCAATTCGGAATTGTTTTGATTACCAGAACAAGCATCACGGCGTTAGTATTTTTTTTTTAAAGTGCTTAATGATAGAAGTGCAATCGAAAAGAATGAGGACAGAGGCGTATCATCAAAAAAAACTTCCCAACGGTTTTTATAATAATATTCATCTCAAAGTAGAACCTATGGTAGCATGGGCAACAACGACCGAATTTGGTATACGGATTTGGACGCGAAATTCTATCACGGTCATACCGTCTTTTGAATCACGTGATAATGCGTATCAAAATATTTTGAAAAAAGAACTTCCAAAGATTGATGTATCCGCGGATACACCGATTGTTATTACGTTTGGCCCACTTGTAAGTAATTTCACCGATTTTTTACAAGGACCACCACAGACAAATACGATACTGCGCCTCAAGACGACATCATCATCATCATCCTCCTACTGTTGTCATTCGAGCGACAATGACGTCATCGTCGAACTTAATTTCAAAATACCAAAATATTGGGCGGGACCCTTGCAACCCAACGTTCCGGATTTCAAATTTAATATTAATTCTTGTACAAAGCTTGTAGGTGATTATGAAACGAACGAGGCCGTTTTTCCTTACTCGCTTTTCCGTCTATGGTCTAATTACTCTAAAGATGCGGATCTCAATATCCTTCTTGGTGATAATATCTATATAAGCGAGTATCAGGGTGACAGTAAAAGTGGCGTTGTTCAGCGATACCTAAAACTCTTCGATCTTGATGTATTGAATGGCGCATGGTCGGTGTGCCCGTATTCCGCGGTGGTGGATGATCACGACCTTGGTATTAATGACGTTTCCCTCGGCGCGCCGAGCCTGAATCTGTTGAGACGAATCTTTGCATCTATGTGGCCTAATAATAATGAAAACACGATATCTCCGGTGATGTGGTCTTTTTTCCGATACGATCTGTCCTTCATCGGTCTGGACAGCAGGAGTTTTTCAACAGAGCCCGGTAATCCCACTTCGACGATCCTTGGAAAGAATCAGCTCGAATGGCTTCGACAAACATTTTTTACCATCAAGAAATTATATGAAAATTCTTTCATATTTATCTCTACAGGCATCCCCTTTGTCCGTCCGCGAAGTTCTTATTTCAGTAATTACCCACACGATCAGCGGGCCATTATCGATATGATTAAAGAATTCAACCTCAAGAATGTTATTTTTCTTACCGGGAGCGCTCATTTCAGCGATATTTCAAAGGCCGATATCGGAAACGGACTATTCGTCACAGAATTCATCAACTCCCCAATGGGAACGATTCCTCGCGATGCCGAAGATTATAAGACATTTCCTCCTAATCCTTACCTCGTTCCTGGAACATTATTACTTAACGAGAACAATTTCGGATCTATCCGTGTGACGGGAAACTACGGCCGTCGAAAACTCGAATATAAAGTCGTCAAGCCCAATGGTACGATCGCTTATACTTATGTCATGGATCAACAGATATAACGGATACCTCGAGATTCCAGCTGGAACAGAGAAGACTTTCTCTAAAAGAACCGTGGATATTTTTTTTTCCCGAGAGTTAATTAAAAACAAAAGAAAAATTGGCATGTCCGAGTTTACCCTCCATCTACCCGTCTTATCCTCGCGTGCATGGCATTCTATGCAATCACTGCTTCATGATTATCTACGCACGTATCTGTTATTGTGTAAGAAAGACGCCGTCATTGGGAAATATCTGACGCCTGAATTGATGGACGTGCCTGTGGCCCCCGCTCCAGGAGGAACGAGTCCAATCATCACCACTGAGAATTGGAGAAGACAAGTTCAACAAACCTATCACGGTCTCTTTCATTCAAAACTATTTCTGGGGGAATGTCAGAAAGATCCCAATCATTTGGCTCTCTCCTTCTTGCAGACCGAGTACCAGATTCTTCTTTGTGTAAATCTTTTAGTATCGACCACCAATCAATATCTTCAACAACATAACAAGAGTGAATTCCGTTTTTCCATCAATGTGGACAAGGCCTATCGATCTTATCGTGATGGGACATGGGAGTCTTCCTTTCTCGCGGGTGAGAAGGATATTTCCATTGACGAAAGGCTATACATCTTGTCTTCGATGACCATCTCTAAAATGCAATACCTGCTCTCCTCATGGTATATTGATTTTTTCTTGCTCAACAAGAAGAAGATCCAATTGGAGATAGCGCAGGTACGACGTCCCAAGAAGGAATCTTCCGGAAGAATGGGTGGTGGTGGTCCCTCATCCTCTCTCCGGCCTCGATCCTCCACAGTGACAGCGACTACGACCGGAATCACAGGAAACTCACGTTCCCTGCGTCGAAAGAAGATTCTCAATATTCAACTCGTAGGATGAATAACTCGCATTTTTTTTTTATGGGATAAAAAAAAAATCAAATTGTTCCTAAGGTTCTTACCAAGCAGAGGAGGAATAACCAGATGTTTCCGTGGTGGTGGTTGGACCTCGGGAAGGTTGTACATCTATGCTTCCGGGTCCATGCTGACCACTGATGGGCGGTGTAATTGTTGTCGTGGGTGGCCGAGCGGTCGCAGACGTTGATGCGACTCCAATACGTTCTACTTCCAGCATATAATTATGGAAAGGCTGACGATTCAATCGTTTGACCATATCATTTGCATTCTCCTCTGAAAAAAAAACAACAAATGCATGTTTCATGATTTCCGATACATAAATCAACTTGATTTTGAAAGGACAATGCAAGATAATGAATCGATATACATCCTCTCGACTTTCGGATCCATCGATATTTTTGATGCTAATGGCATGATAGATGGTTTCTGATTTCTGCGGTTCGGGTGGAAGCATGTTGGGTGTTGTTGTGGTCGTGGTGGTGGTGGTGGTGGTGGTGCCGTGCATATTGCTGTTTTGGAGGAGGCGGGCTCGTTCACCGATGGTGATCGGTCGACGTGGCGGGGTTTCGTGGGTTGCTTCGTCGTTCTTTTCTTTGGATTCGATACCAGGTACAGGCTCGATCGTAACGTCATATTCGACATAGACCTGAAGGGGCACCGAACAGTTTCCAAACGGTTTTTCCTGTTTCGCGAAATAGGCCCTACGGGCCTCGATTCTCTCTTTTCTTGTCATCTGGGCATTGGTAATCATCATTTTTTATTAAAAAGTCTTTTCTTTGCTTTGCTGAAAAACCATCCTTGAAAGAGAGAAAGAATAGTCCTTCATTTTTTTTTTATTTTGTCTTCAAATACCAGAGTATAATCAAACAATAACGCCTTTATTTGTGTTGTATGTTTCGATGAAATGACTTGATAAGAGGCCTTGTTGGGGCTGTTGTTATGAGCGGAGATGGGCGTGACATGGAGACCAAAAGATGATATAAAAATTTTTTCTTTTCAGGATTTGAAAAAAAAATTTTAAAATTCTCAAAAGGTTTTTTTTTTGAGATCCTAACCCAGAAAAAAAAAAGTTTTTTCACAAATTACCGTCCACCCGGTACGACCGGATGGCGGTAAGGCAGGAAAAGAAAGACAAGCATAGATAGGCGTGTCAGGGAGTTGGCGCGCTTTAAATAGGCTAAAGGAGATGTTTGGAACAGCGATAGGCAAGAAGAAAACTTGACTTTTGAAGATTTGAAAATTCAAAAATAGAAACTGTTTTGAATTTTTTTTTGGAATTCAAAGTTTGTTAAAAAATTTTTTTAGTTCGGATCAAAAGCGTTTTCAATCTTTTTCACAATAGCATTGTTAATTTTATTACTGTTAATAAATGAAGCATTCCCAGAATAGGCGATGACTCCACCCGATTGAATATATTCTCCAATATCGGATATTATGGAAGATATGGTGTTTACTGAATTATCATCCGCATCTATAAAACGATTTGGTGTGGAGATTTCGGAGGATGCAATAGCACACTGAGCATTTCGTAGTTGAACAAGAGGCGCTATCGCCGCAACGACATCACCGTGTAAAACTCTTGAAGAACTTAACGAGAGGCTGCTTCTGTCCGCAAATACCGCAGGTCCTCCTCCATTATTAATAATACTACTGGCAGCAAATTTAATGTTTCCTCCTGTTGAAGAAATCGCAGGTGTTAATGAAGAAGAAGTAATCGAGGATCCAGACACAAAAATGTTTGATGTGTTTGATATTCTTGATCTTGATGTATCTGATCTTGGTCGTGTTTCATTTGTTATAATATTGACAATTTGGGATCCAGTCACAGTAATGTCATTGCCAGAGCCTATGGATCCGATCAATTCTATAGAAGTTGTCGATGATGTTTTTGAGGAACTCATTTTTGTAGAAGAAACGTTGCCCGTAAACGAGTTTCCATTATTGTCAAGCTTGTATCCGACATTTCCTCGGATAAGTCCTGCCTGCAACAAGCTATCCTGGTTTGAATTATCTTCGAGCTTGTGTTGAAATACCGTACCGCTCGGTGCCGTAGCAATATAGTTAAATCGGAGGACATTTGAAACGCTGTCGTCTTTCGTCTGATCGAGGACTCCATCGCCCTCCCCCAGATTGGAAAGCGTACAATTCCCAAGATTAATATCAAAGGACCCATTTTCAAGGATCTGATTACGGATCAGAGGTACGCCCAGACTCGTATGAGCCGTTGTTGAAGAATTGTTGATGGTTGACGTGACGCTGGCCGATCCCGTAATCAAGCGACTTTTCAGAGGCTGGGAAATCACCGTTGTGTTCAAATGACGATCCTTGAAAATATCTTCCGTGATAACCGCATTGTCTTGATAGACTCTTTCCACCGATTTACCCACGGTGCTTGTGGAGGTCAAATCATTGACAGACAGATTAAAAACAGAGCTGTCCGTGATGATGGATCGGTGCACAATACCAGAGCCATCGTTACTAATGACAGTACCTTTGCTGTAATTCTGGCGCAGCGTTCCTGTCCCTGATGCGTATCCGGTGACAAGATCACCATCTCCTCTATTTTGAGTATTACACGACTCGATGAATATTTCAATAATACCGATGCTAACAAAGTGCTGGACAGCGGACATCCCTTTGGTGGTTTTAAAGCATCGCAAGCTTGAAATGGCAGAATAAGAAATCCTTCCATTTCCAAGATTCTTGGTCCGTATCAGAAAATCCGTCGCGGGTTCCGTGTTGGTCAAATCCGTATTTTTTTGGACGCATCGAAGGATCGAGTCCGAATCATTCCTGATATCAAGAAGAGGACCGGATGCCGATCGGACGCTGACCTCGTTCTGTTGCCATATCCACTCCGATCTTCCTCCTTGTTGGACGTAGACGGTAGGAAAAGAAGGATCGTTTCCTCCGAGGAAAGTCAAGCCGGTGATCTGCGTGTTTAAAGACAGAAGAAGAACATTGTCGTCGTTCTCGTTGCCATTAATCCATGAGTGGTGTCCGAGGATCGTGGTATTGCTTGATCCTTGTCCAAGGAAATCGACGTTGGGAGTCCAACTATACTTTTGATCCACACGTCCGTGAACACCCGCTGAGAACGAGATCACGACCGTCTTGTTCTTGTATTCTTTTTGAGTTAGCGCGTATGCCTGATCAAGTGTCGCGGGATTGGCCGCGCTACCGATCTGGGCATTTAATGTATCGATGCAACGACCAATCTGGCATTGCGATTGAGGTAGTGAGTAACCCACATAGATAGTATTGGATGCCAATGTTGTAAGATAATTAGACTCGGGCATTTTTGATTGATCTTCTAACTATACTCTTTATTTTTTTTCGCTTTTTTTTTGGTCCAACAACAATAAGGATGAGATAGACGTGTCATGGAGTTGGCGCGCTTTAAGAACAGCGATAGGCAAGAAGAATCAAAAATGGAAACTGTTTTGATTTTTTTTTTTCAAAAAAAAAAAAATTAAAAAATCTGAAAAGGTTTTTTTTTTGAGATCTCATCCAAAAAAAAAACATGTTTTTGATGAAACGACATGCGTACCGGATGGCGGTAAGGCGAGAAAAGAATACAAGCATAGATAGACATGTCAGGGAGTTGGCGCGTTTTAAATAGGCTAAAGGAGGTGTTTGGAACAGCGATAGACAAGAAGAAAACTTGTCATTTCAAGAATTGAAGAATCAAAAATGGAAACTGTTTTGATTTTTTTTTTTCAAAAAAAAAAAAATTAAAAAAT